CCAGACGCGAAAAAATCAGCCTTCAGGATCTCCTGAGCAGCCAAAGGGCCGGAAGCCTTAAAACGGGGCTTCCGACCTTTTTTTGCAGAAAAAAGAAAGGAGGCCCGGAAGGTTTTGAACCGAGTTTTGCTGATGATACGTTGAATGAATGAATCGTCACAAATTGTTAACTAGGGGATGAAGATTTTTATGGATTTATAAGAACGCAGCTACATATTTTCAGATTTGAAAAAATGTGGAAAAAGTGTATGGAATGCGCTCCATTCATACACTGCTCATACAATGAAATGCAATATAAAAATTACGTAAAATATAGAAAAAATACATAATGTGAACGATAAGACGGACACACAAACTTTAATGAATCTTTTCGATCTCGGAGCGGAGCCATTCGATGCTGCGGTCTGTATATACACGTTCTGTAAGGTCTGCAATTTGGTGGCCGATAATGCGCTTTATGGCGTATTCATCGACGTTGGCGCGCTTGGCCATGGTGACGAATGTCTTGCGGCAGTCGTGCGTATGATGCCGTGCGTCGAGTGCAAGACGGTTGATGACGACCTTGAACTGACGGGCATATAATTCGTAGTAAATAAAACTGAAGTCGCCTTCTACAAAGGTTTGAATGCTGAACAGCCGTGGAGATTTGAGCCTTTCGGCTTCGCGATAGTGCTTCTCGACAAGCGGGTAGATGAGGTGGTGGATGGGAACGATTCGGTCTTTTCCGGCGTTAGTTTTTGAACCACCTCGGAAGGTTTGCTCCTCGAGGCTTACATTGGAGAGCTCCAGCTTTATGAGCTCTGAGGCACGCCAACCAGAGTAGCATTGGATCAAAATGATGTCTATGTAAATATTTGTTCCGGCAGCGCCCCACAAGATCTCCAACTCCCGATCCGAGAAACTGAAGTGCGGATATTTTTCAGTTGCCTTTTCTTCGGCAGACGGTTCGGGGAGGTTGAACATTCGCGCATAATTCTTATCGGTCATTTCGTACTCGACGGCGTAATCAAACATCTGATTGAAGATCTTTTTCAGGGTCAACTGAATGTGATAGGTCGTGCGGTGCGTTATTCCGCGTCGGTCGACAAAGGTGCCGTTCAGCAAGGCGTTCTTAATATGAGGGATTCTAACAGTGCGCACCGGCATATCGTACAAGTCGTTTGCGTACTTCCATGCGCTATTGGTCGAGGTGATATTTCCACTGCATACTTTTTTGGTGTATTCGTCGATCCAGCGCTCATAAAGCTCCTGCATGGTGAGGATCTGTGTCAGGTCGTATGGACACTTGTTATATTCCATGAGGGCTTTATAAGCATCGTTATAGGTTTTGAAATAGGCGACAGGCTGCAGGAGCTTGACGATGGGTTTTCCCTCAGGGTCGACTCCTACGGTGACCATTACACGAAAAGGCTTACGAAGATTGCGCCCGCGCAGCTCGGTGATTTGACCGAAACCGTTGGGAAGTCTGGCGTGACGCCTACGGGACTTGCGAACTGTACTGACGAGGCCGGAATGCAGCGGAAAGCCGCAATGAGGGCATATGGGCGCTTTGTCACTGACTTGCATTTCGCATTCTGGACAGGGTTTTAGCATAAGAACCTCCTTTAATTTTTACAGAATCGAATAATTCCAAATGAAAAAGCTCGGATGACCGGGCTTTTTTCTATTGTGAGTCATTCTAGGTTAAACGATTCCCACAGACTTGTCAATGCTGCGCCGCAAACTAAATAAAATACAGCACGCAGTCGACCGGTTTTGCCATTATTATCTTTTCATGCCTAAGACGTATCTGGATGCGCTTAGAGTAACATAAAAGGAGTACGATAGTATGGACAAAGCTAGGTTAAAATTGGGTGCTGTTCCGGTGAGGGTGGCAGCAAAGGTCTACGGACGTGATCCGGCATGGGTGAGAGCTGGTATCATTGCCGGATGGCTGCCGATTGGGGAGGCTACGAGAAACGGCAGGCGCGTGACCGATCTCAAGGAAATGAGCTCAAAATACGGGAGAATCAATTATTATATTTCGCCGAAGCTTCTTTTCGAGCAGACAGGCTACGAATGGAGGGGCGAAGAATGAAAAGAGAACGCGCACAACTGTCTACAAAGAACCCCTGCAGTATCCCGAAGCATCGCTACTACGAACTGAAGCACTTCTGCCTGCAATACCCGGACTGGAAAAAGGCACTGGTTTTACTGGACGGTTGGAACACCGAACCGCGTGGTATTCCGGGCATCATCAAGGGCAGGCCGCCGGAAAGCCCGACAGAGCGGCAGGCCATCGCGAGATTATATTATTCCGGTCAGATCGCAATTGTTGACCGCTGCATTGAAAAGCTGGATCCGACGTTGGCTCATTTTATATTGAAAGGCGTGACGGAAGGGATAGGCTTTGAGAAGCTGCAGGCGCAAGGGTGTCCCTGCTGCCGGGAAATGTACTACGAATATTACAGATATTTCTTCTGGCTCCTGAGCAAAGAACGGCAGTGACGCGAAAATTACAGCGCCCTTTATGGTAGAATGAAACCGTTTGACAATTTAGGAGGCTTATACTATGGACAATGAGACTAGAAGAAAGCTGATTGCTGAAATCGATAAGACTTTAGCACTACTTGACAAAATCGAGTCGAGAGCCAAGGATCAGAGCGACCCTATGGATAATGAGGAGGATTCTATCTAAGGTATTGAGCCGTGGAGGAATCTGCGGCTCTTACTTTTTTGACGCGAAAAAATCAGCCGCCTTTATGAGAAAGGTGGTATGGACAATGTTTAGTCTGATCGTTGCAATTTTGATCGTTGTGCTGCTGGTCAAATGTATTGGCCTGGTAGGGGCAAAGACGGAAGAGGTGAAACAGAGAACAAAGAAGAAACACTGAAAATCAAAATGGAGCTTATGGGAAACCGTAGGCTCTTATTTTTTACGCAGACGCGAAAAATGCATGGTGCTTTATGGAAGGAAAATAAATGGGAAGCCTACGGGTGGATGCGGAAGTTTAGAAATTCCCGCCGTTAATGCTGACGGAGGATGTAACCAGCATGAAGCTATGAGAAATCATGGCGTTTCCTTTTTCTGACGCGAAAAATACAGCCTCCTTTATGGAAAGAAATGAACAATTTTAGGAGGTATTTTACTATGCTGAAGAATGTTATTAAAGGTTTTGAGGAAATGATGAACTGTGTTCTGACCGCTATGAACGAGTCGCTGAGCGACCCGTATGCGGGCTGGAACGAAGGGGAAGAACTCCTCATGCTGAACGAGGTTCGGTGTGGTATCCGCTAATGGATATTCTGACCGGAAAACGGGCGTATGGAAACATGCGCTCTTTTCTTTGACGTTTCGGTGCAGGCGCGAAAAATACAGCCTCCCTTATGGAAGGAGATAGCTCAGTTGGTAGAGCACTGCTTGATTGCAGAGGTCGTGGGTCCGAAGCCCATTCTCTTTCTTTTTTCTATTCTAGAATAGAATGTTGGCGCGAAAAACGCATTGTCCTTTAGGGAAGGATGTCTTCCGAAGAACGAAAGGAGAAATGATATTATGGCAAAACGAGTAAAGACGGATTATGACCGCGGGTACGTGAACGCTATGGATAAGATCCGCGTGTTCATCGAAAGCAGCTCGAAAGTGATGTATGTCGATACACACGAGTATAAGAATGCTGAGACGGCACGCTGTGCTTACCGGAATGCGATCGCGCTGGTGCGGGCAGGAGGAATCGTGCGTGTTACTTGCAACCGCAATGAGCTTTTCCTGATTCGCAATGACATCTGAGGCGAAATGGAGCTTACGAGAAATCGTAGGCTCTTTTTCTTTTTTTCCGCACGCAGGGGACAGGTTCCTCTACTATATTATTAAAAAGGAGAATTTCAAAATGGACGCAAGACTGTTTCTGATCGTTTTCATCTGCATTGCTGCACTGGGGCTGGTGCTGGGTATCGCCATCGGTTTCAACCTGAGCGAAGGCCAGAGGTGCGTCGGCGACCTTGTGATCGCACCCGGTGACGAGGATGCAGACCATTACATGTTCCTGGACCTTGCGAAAAGTCCGGAAACTCTGGCAGGGAAAGAGCGTGTGATGCTGAACATCAAAATGATCCGGACGCGAAAATAACGTGGTGTTCTATGGAGGAGACTCCAGAATGATATTTTGTAAAGGAGATTTTTCAAAATGGAAAACTACGAAAACAAAGAATTGCTGAAAGACGCGGCGAAGAAATCGCTGGAAAGTCTTAAGGATCTGAAGCCGGGTACGGAAGAGTACAATACGGCTGCAAACATGGCGTTGAAGCTGTACGATATGCAGCTCAAGGATGAAGCGCAGGAAAACGAAAAACAGCTGAAAGAGGACGAGGCCGTGCGAAAAGTGCACGAACTGGAACTCGATCAGGAGAAAGCGGAGAAGGCGCGCAAACTTGACTGGGCAAAAATCGGCATGAAGGCGCTGACGTTTGCAGGCACGATTGGCATGACTGTGTACTGGTCGATCTGCGAGGCGGGCGGCGTGACCCAGCTGTCGAGAGCAATCGGCGAGGGAGTACATGAGCTGAAGAGAGGCTTTACGGAAAAAGATTAAAAGGAGGAACCGAGGAGGGTTCGTGGCGAAAGCTGCGGACTCTCTTTATTTTTATGCGATACCACGATAACGCTCAGCCGCAGGAGTGGACGAACTACTACGGAAGCGTCTACCGCTGCAACCATCCTGTGTACCGGGTATGTACATTGTATAAAGAGCGCAGCAAGGGCCTGTGCGTGATCCAGCAGCGCTACAACGAGAAAAGCAAAGCGACCTACTGGAGCGCCATAGACCCATGGCTGACCGATAAAATTTATCTGCATGACGGGTTCAAGGAATACTTTGACAGCCATGCCAAACGAAAAAATCAAAACGGAGAATATCCTACCGTGACCGTGCGGCAGATCATGTGGGCGCTGCGGATGAAGCCATTGAAAAAGGAACGCTGGGAGACTGTGTTTGACAGAAGCACGATTTAGGACGCAGATTTTACAGAGTGCTTTATGAGACGAGTTACGTCTTAACATTTATATTTTGGAGGTATGAAAGATGAAAATTGACGCAAGATTAGTTAAGCAGAGTGTAGGCATGATCGTTGGTGGTGTCATTTTTGCATGGAGTGCGATGGACAAGGGCCGGATTGACGGCATTAAGGAAGGAAAGAGGCTTCAGGCAGGATGGACAGTACGAGCAATCGAAGACGCGTATGAAAAGGAAAAGGCGGATGATATTATCAATCGAGTCAATGCCAAATTCAATGAATATGTAAACGAAAAGTAACTCAAAGGCAGGAGCTGTGGAGAAATCTGCAGCTCCTGTTTTTCGCCTTAACGCGAAAAAATCTCCTTGCTTTATGGAGCGAAGACCATGAACAAAGGAGAATACTATGCGAGAAAACAAATTTTGGAACTATTCGATTACGATTGGCAACATGATTGTGACATTGGCATTCGGACTTGGAGTGGGTCTGGTAGTGCTGTTGTTTACATTGATTGTGCGATCGATTCTTAGCAAGAAATGACAAAACAAGGTACGAACTGAACTTGTCTTTGTTCCGGAATTGAGCTGTGGAGAGATCTGCGGCTCTTTCTTTTTGCTAGGACGCGAAAAATTCACCTTGCTTTATGGAGGTAAGAGGGCTTTATCGAAAAGGAGAAATTACTATGATGAAAGCTATCAAAAACTTTATGAAAAAACCTATTACTTGGGGCGACAGCTTTAAGTGGAGCGGTATTGCTCTGGGACTGTATGCAGCAGTCATCGGGGCAATCGCTGCTTACGAGAAGTGGATCGCTTATAAGGACAAGGCAGAGAGGCTTGATAAATACAATTCATTCAGAGATATGGATAATCAAATCTGAAAGATCACGCCCTCTTATCTTTTTTGAAAATGATATTTCGGAGGTCGAACGCTATGGAGGACATTATGCTGATCCGGTCAAGTTTTATGCGCCGTATCATTTCACAGATCATCAACAAGGCTTTGAAGAAGCAGGCACCCGGTGTGGAAATCGAGCTGAAAGAAGCTCAGGTGAACTGGGTGGACAAAGAGCAGAAGATGCGAGTGCATCTGGAGCTGGATGCAGGGGTAACGAAGGCTCAACTGAATGATATTCTGAAAAAAGCTGGAGTGCTGTGACGCGAAATTTTCAGTGTGTTTTATGAGATGATTAGTCTCAGATTTATATTTGTGGAGGTATGAATTATGAAGAAAGCAATTAAAACTGTATGTGTGGCTGGTGGTGCGTTGTTTGGTTTATACACAATTTTTTATGCCGGTATGGCCGTGGGAATTGGCTATGGCTTGACATCTGATAAAGATGGATGGTCAATGGTCACAACGAATGCCGAGGCGGCAAAAGATTTTGTTGAGACACATAACGTCACACGCTGGTTGGTGCATGTTGGAGAACTCGCTGGCGTTAAAAATGCCGAAGAATATCTGAAGCGCTAATCGAAAGCGGAGCTTACGAGAAATCGTGGGCTCTTTTATTTTTCAAAATGGAGATTGAAAGATGAAACTTACGAAAACATGTACTAGATTCCTACGCAAGCACGGCGGAACCATTCTGGCTGTGGCGGCATCTGTAGGTGTGGTAGCAACGGCCATCGAGACCGGGCGGGCAACGACGAAGGCAAAGCATCTGCTCGCAGTGGATGAAGCTCTGCGAACGTACAACGAAGATGAGCATGGTATTGTGGAAGAGCCTCCAACAAAGAAGGAAATCGTCCAGACCTGCTGGAAAGCTTACGTTCCTGCAATGATTCTGGGCGGCGGCACCATCGCGTGCATCCTCGGCTCCAATGCACTGAACAAGAAGCAGATTGCGAGCCTGACTGCTGGCTACATGGCACTTGGAAAAACCTATCAGGAGTACCGCAGGCAGGTGGCGGAGCGCATCGGTACTGAAGAGGAAAAAAAGCTTCGCATGGAAGTTGCTGAAAAGGCAAAAGGCGAGGATGTTCAGCGGGATAAAGATGGTGATGTCATCCGGCTGTTCTACGAGCCTGCGTCGAAAAGATATTTTCATGCCACCATGTCCCGTGTCATTGAGGCATCGTACTATTTCAACCGGGAACTGGCAACGAACGGTTGCATTTCTGTGAACGAATGGTGCAACTATCTCTGCGCTGATGAACTTACCGTTACACCTGAGGGCGACCAGATGGGCTGGTGTCTTGATCAGCTCATATACGACTGTGATGCCTATTGGATGGACTTTGAATACGATAAACAAATCACGGATGATGGACTGGAGTGCTATTACCTGGCGCCTGCACTTGATCCGGTTAAAAATTACCTGAATTATGAGGAGGACACTTATCATGCATAAAATCGACTGGTGGAAAGTTGCATCTGTGGCACTGATGGCTGCAAGCGCAGTGCTGAGCTTTGGGCATGACCTGATCGAGGATAAAAAGACCGAGGAAGACCTGCAGGATATGGTGCAGGAAGAAGTTCGGCGGCAGTTGGCAGAAAAGAACCAGTAAACGCGAAAAATACAGGCTCCTTTATGGAAGAGAAATCCAATTTGAACAAAGTAAAGGAGAATAATATTTATGTACGATTACAATTTTTACGAACAAATGGACAGCCTGATGGTAAATCTGCTGGTAGATCTGGCCATCAACATGGTACGTGTGCTGTATGCTACAGTACGATACGTGTTGATGCAGCCGATCAGACTGGTGGAATACATCTGGTACTGTATCCAGATCGAGCGTGAATGTGACCGTGAGGAAACGATTCGCTTCGAGAATTTGAAACGAACTGGACACATCTGACGAAAGCGAGGGCTTACGAGAAATCGTAGGCTCTTTCTTTTTTATATTTTACGGAGGTATGAAAAAAATGAACCTGAAATCACTTGCAAAGGCGAGCAGGCAGATGCTGAATCGCAATGCATCCAAGATTCTGGCGGGCTTTGCCATCGGTGCAGGCGTCATGGCTGTAGGTTTCGCCATCGAGGCAACTCCGAAGGCGATGATCTTGCTGGAGGAGAAGAAGGCAGAACTCGGTGTCGAAAAGCTGGATGCGAAGACCATTGTCAAAACGGCTGGCCCGGTATATATTCCGACGGTCGTGAGCATGGGCCTTTCGACCGCGTGCACGATCGGTGCGCTGAAGGTGAAGAGCCAGCAGAACGCCGCGCTGGCTGCAGCGTGCACACTCTCGGAAACGGCTCTGCGCACATACCAGAATAAAGTTGTTGAGACCATTGGCGCAGAGAAGGAACAGGAGATCCGTGAGGCTGTTGCTCTGGATAAGATGGCAAAGAGTCCGGAGCCGGCAGTGATCCCGAACGCAAAAGGCGTCAAAACGGATGATATTTCCTATGACCAGCGGGTAAAATGCTGGGAAAGCCTGAGCGGGAACTACTTTTGGACCACACGGAATGCCATTGAACGGGCTGTCAACGGGGTCAACAAGCAACTGCTCAGCGATTTCCGTGTGACCGAAAACGACCTGTTTGATTATCTGGGCATGGAACATAACCGAAACGGCGATCTGCTTGGGTGGGATACCGACACGACCATGGAAGTGGAAACGTTCTATGCTTCCAAACTTGATGAAGACGGAATGCCGTGTCTTGTACTGGATTACCGTACACCGCCCAAGTGGCTGGGCTATTGATTTTTTCAATGCCCGGAACAGACGCGAAAAATTCACCTTGCTTTATGGAGGTAAAACTCCAACATTACAAAACTTTATATTAAAGAAAGAGGTAACAAAAATGGACGAAATGAATAACATGAACGAGACTACTGTCATGGAGAATGAGAATTCTGTGGAGGTTGTTCCGGAGGAGAACATTCAGATGATCGAAAACGAGGAGACTTCGGGCATCGATCCGAAGCTTGTGCTTGGTGCGGCTGTGATTGCTGGTGCTGCCATTGTGGGCGGTATCAAGCATCTGAAGAGCAAAAAGAACAAGCCGGCGGATGATAAGCCGAAGACCAAGAAGAAGATCCATCTGCGTGCACCTTGGACGATCACCGAGGAGGCCGTTCCCGAAAAGACGGAGGACGCTGATAAGGAAGTTGTTGAGGAACCTTCTGACGAGGAAGAGTAATGTTTGGTAAGGCGAGAGCTGTGGAGAAATCTGCAGCTCTTACTTTTTTGCTTTTGAAAGGGGAAAGACATGGCACAAGTAGATATGCCGAAGTCCAGCATTGGCCAGACGCCGACCGAGCCGAAAAAGAAGCTTGAGAAGGTCGTCAAGGGTAAGGTGGCAGTGAAAGAGCAAAGCGATATGCAGAAGATCGCATCACAGTTTCTGGCCGAAGACCTGAAAACGGTGAAAGATCGTATCCTGACCGATTACCTGCTGCCGATGCTCAAGAACGGTGCATGGAGCATTCTGAACTCTGCGTTCAGCATTGCACTCTGGGGTGAAGACCGCAGCCGCGGCGGCTCGAACAATTACTACGGAAACAACCGTGGGCAGCGCAACAGCTATGATGGCTATTATCAGGGCAGCCAGAACAATCGCCCGAACCCGCCGCCTGTACGCAGAAGTCTGCAAAATCTGGATTTCGAGAGTCGGGGTGATGCTGAGGACACTCTGGCGGGTCTCAGGGACGCACTGTACCGCTACCGGCAGGTTTCGGTGGGTGACCTGTGGGATCTGATGGGCGTGACCAACGATTCGACCGACTACAATTATGGTTGGTACAATCTCGATGATGCATTTATCAAGGGCATCCCCGGCGGATTCCGACTGATTCTGCCGCACACTGTACCGCTGCGCTGATAGAAAGGACTGATATTTTATGAAGTTCGAGCGAAATGTCGAAAGCATTGCTTTTGCATATGAAACGGATGCAATCGATACACTGGTTCATCTCAAAGATATTATCAAGGCCTATGGCCGTGTGACTGTCAAGGACTTGATGGACCTGGTAGGCGTAGCACCGAATCCCGATGACGATAGATTGGGCTGGCTAAATGTCGATGACACAACGATCAACCTCATTGAGCAGGACAAAGAGCATCCGTATTGCTTGATGCTTCCGCACCCGGTTTCTTTTAACGACTAAAATTCAAGAAAGGACTGATATTTTATGAAGTTTCTGAAAAACGTGAAAACTGACGAGTTCATGGCAACTGTGACCCGGACTGCCTCGAAGTATGGCTATAAGCTGAAGAAAGCAAGCCCTACCATCATGATCTTTGGTGCTGCTATTGTGGGCGTAGCAGCGACCGTCTCTGCCTGCAAGGCGACTGTGAAGGCTCAGGATATTCTGGAGGATCATAACGAGATGGTGAAAGCCATCCATGAGACCAAGGAAAAGGTCGATAGCGGTGAAATGATCCTGAAGGAAGGCGCTGCCTACACCGAGAACGATTACAAGAAGGACCTGACCACGGCCTATGTGCAGACCGGTCTGAAGCTGGCGAAAATCTATGCACCTGCAGTAACCATGGGCACGGTTGCACTCGGCTGTATGTTCGGCTCGCACCACATCATGACCAAGCGTAACGCCAGCCTGACTGCCGCCTACATCGCTCTGGATAAGGCCTTCAACGAGTATAAGGGCCGTGTGACCGACCGCTTTGGCGACCGCGTACAGCAGGAGCTTGAGCACAATATCAAGGCCGTTGAGGTTGAGACCACCCGGAAGAATGCCGATGGCGTGGAAGAAACCGTTAAACAGTACACGGATGTGGCAATGGCACACACCAGCCCCTATACGCTGATCTACGATGAGACTGTGAGTTCCTGGGATAAGGATGCACAGCTGAACATGTCCCATCTGATCCAGGCGCAGGCTGCTGCAAACCGGAAACTCCACCGCCAAGGCCATCTGTTCCTTAACGATGTCATTGATATTTTGGACCCCTATGGCAACGGTATGCATCACACCCCCGAAGGCCAGGTCGTCGGCTGGATCTTGAGCCAGGGCGATCCTACGAAGGAAAATCGTGTGGACTTTGGTGTAACCAACTATGTTGAGAACAACGATGCGCTGAACAATTTCATCGACGGGTTCGAGCGCTCTGTCCTGCTGCGGTTCAACTGTGACGGCGTGATCATCGACAAAATCTGAGACTGATATTTTGGAGGAACTTGCTATGACCAGATACGTTAAGACACTTTCTTATCTGTTTGCTGCCATGGCCGGAGTGTGCTTCGTCTCTGGTCTGGCAGTTCTTTCGGAGTGAGGTGTACGATGGACAGTTTGGAAAATGCATTCCTGTTTCTGGACTATCTGACCGATACCAAGCGCAAGCGCCACATGGTGGGAGGCATTCTGATGAGTGTCTCCCTTTTCTTTGGCGGTCTGGCGTTTACCATGATGACGATTAAAGGAGAAGACAATGAATCGGACAATTCGTGATGTTTTGCTGTTTGGCGCAGGTTTTGCCGCAGGTGCGTACGTTATGCACACGGTTTTCCGTACGAAGTACCAGGAGTACGCCGATGCACAAATTGATGATGTGCGCGACCACTACCGCAAGAAAGAAGCTGATCTGGATACCATGATCGAAGAAAAGGCCCAGCAGAAGAGCATGGAGCAGCTTACGGGAAAGTACCGCACCGAGTCCGACCCGGAAGATATTGCGACCCACGACCCCATCGAGATCATCCAGCCGGACGAGTTTGGTGACATCGACGATTATGAGACTCGCGGGCTGACCTATTATGCCGATGGCAAGCTGGTATTCGACGAGGAGACGATGCCTGTGAACGACGATGATATTCCAAACATCATCGGAACAGAGGCGCTGAACCACTTTGGCGAGTTCATGCCCAGCACTATTCATGTGCGAAACAACAACTATCATAAGGACTATGAGATCATTCAGGTTCGTCAGAACTGGGGCGACCTCTATCCGGAAGAGGAGGAAGAATGATATTTTCGGATCTTGGAGAACAGTATTATGACTGGCTCCACAAAATCGTGTGCGGCGAATGGAAGCCGAGAAATCTCTCGTTCCATCGGCTGCTCATGTACTTACATAATCGCACTTATATTCCGGACTGCGAAATGGACAAGTGTAGAGCAGAAGATGGTGTGAATCTGCGTTACCGTTTTGCCAGCGAATGCGATATTCCGTATGACAAGATCGATGCGGAGTTCCACGGTGTTCCGTGCAGTATGCTGGAAATGATGGTGGCCCTTGCGGTGCGCATCGAAGAACATATTATGGAGGATTCCAGTGCGGGAAACCGTGTCGGGCAGTGGTTCTGGAATATGGTTGTCAGTCTCGGGCTTGCTGCCATGGACGACGGCCGGTTTCACGAAGACCGGGCAGATTATATTCTGGACAGGTTTGAGCGCAGAGACTATGAATACAATGGTGCCGGCGGTCTCTTTACAGTGAACCATCCGACCGAAGATATGCGTCGGCTTGATATTTGGTATCAGCTGATGCACTACCTGCAGGAAAACGAATTTTGAAAGGAAAATCAACATGGATATGACGAATATTATGTATGAATTGGTCAACACCAAAACTTCGCTGACCATTGCAGACCGTACCATCGAAACTTTGCAGAAGCAGAACCGGCGTCTGAACCGTCGGTGCCTGCGCCAGAGTCTGATGATCGCAGGTCTGACATGGCTCACCGTTACGGCCTGCAGGATGCTGAGCGAGAACGATAAGAAGTGCAAAGAGGCTGAGGAAGATGCCCGGCAGCTCCACGCGGAACTTGCTCACACGCAGCAGGTGTTGGACGATGTGAACCGCAAGAACGCCGAACAGTTTTGGACGGAGAGCCGCACAAGTGCGACGGAGCCCGAAAAAGATATCTGCTGCGATGGGAAGGCAACCATTACCAAAAATCCGGAATAAAATGCATGGAAAGGAGGAAGTCAGTTGCCGATGATTGATTTCCTGAGGATTGCCACGCGAACCGGAAAACACGGGGTGATCGAAGTGTACCCAAACTTTATCATCACCAAGTCGAAAGACCTGATGATCCGTGGTTCTGATTTCTATGCGATCTGGCTGGAAGAACGCGGCTTGTGGAGTACCGAAGAGCAGGATGCGTTGCAGCTCATTGACCGTGAACTTGATATTTATGCAAACGAGCATAAGCAGTTTCTGGGCGATAATGTTCGAGTCTTACATATGTGGGATGCACAGTCTGGCATGATTGATATTTGGCACAAATATTGTCAGCGCCAGATGCGGGACAACTATCATACCCTCGATGAGACATTGATATTTGCAAACACCTCTGTCAAAAAAGACAGTTATGCATCCAAACGACTGCCGTACCCGCTGGAACAGGGGAGCATTGCCGCCTATGACGAGCTGATGACCACGCTGTATACGCCGGAGGAACGTGAAAAGATCGAATGGGCCATTGGTTCCATTGTAAACGGGGATTCCAAAAAGATCCAGAAGTTCCTTGTTCTGTATGGTCCGCCCGGAAGCGGCAAATCGACCATTCTGAACATCATCCAGAAAATGTTTGATGGATACTGGGCAGTGTTTGACTCGAAGGCACTTGGTTCATCATCCAATGCGTTTGCACTGGAAGCGTTCAAATCGAACCCGCTGATCGCAATTCAGCATGACGGCGATTTATCGCGTATCGAGGACAATACCCGATTAAACTCGCTGGTTTCCCACGAGACCATGATGGTGAACGAGAAGTTCCGAAGTGCCTACGCAAGCCAGTTCAAGTGCTTCATGTTTCTCGGTACAAACAAGCCCGTAAAGATCACGGATGCAAAATCGGGTCTGATTCGGCGACTGATCGATGTGGAGCCGAGCGGCGAAAAAATACCGGCAAAGAAATACCGCGACCTCGTAGGCAAGGTTGACTTTGAATTGGGTGCTATTGCATGGTATTGCAAAGACGTCTACGAGAAAAACAAGCATCGTTACGACGATTATGTTCCGACACGAATGCTTGGTGCATCCAACGACTTCTACAACTTCATGCTGGACTCCTACTACATCTTCAAAAAAGAAGATGGCGTATCGCTGAAACGTGCCTGGGCAATGTACGACACCTACAATCAGGAGGCAAAGGTTTCGTATCCTTACTCCCGGCGAGCGTTCCGTGAAGAATTGATGAACTATTTCTCGGATTACAAAGAACGTGCCGAGGATATGAACGGCGAACGGGTGCGCAGCTACTACAGCGGCTTCAAGTACGAAAAATTCAAAGAATTTCTGGAGGACCCTCCCCCCGGGGATGATGCGGGAAATGACCCCCCTGCCTCCTCCTGGGTCGAATTGAAGGAGCAGCATTCTCTCTTTAATGATATTTGCAAGGACTGCCTGGCGCAATATGCGAACGAAAATGGCACTCCCATGCAGAAGTGGGAGAATGTCAAAACCAGATTGACCGGGATCGATACAAAAAAGCTGCACTATGTAAAGGTCCCGGAGAACCACATCGTCATTGACTTTGATATTCCCGGCCCGGATGGGAGTAAGAGCTTTGAGCGCAACCTTGAAGCTGCTTCCAAATGGCCAAAGACCTATGCTGAGCTTAGTAAATCTGGTGCGGGCATCCACCTGCATTATATTTACACCGGTGATCCGGCTAAGCTAAGCAGGATCTACGATGAAAACATCGAAATCAAAGTGTTCACGGGAAAATCTTCTCTGCGAAGAAAATTGTCGAAGTGCAATGATATTTCCATCGCAAACATCAGCAGTGGCTTGCCGTTGAAGGGAGAAAAAGCAATGGTCGATGTAAAGCAGATCCAGAATGAGAAGCATCTGCGCATTCTCATCAAGAAAGCGCTGGCAAAGGAGATCAGCCCGTATACGAAGCCAAGTGTGGACTTTATTGCCCATGTTATGGACGAGGCATATGAAGGCAACGTCCCTTATAATGTGGATGACATGCGGAATGCCATCTTGGGGTTCGCTGCCAGCAGTACCAATCAGGCGGAGACCTGTCTGAAGATCGTGGCGAAGATGCACTTCAAATCGAAGGATGATATTCAGCGTGAGGCCCCTGCGGGGGAGGAAACACCATTGATATTTTTCGACGTGGAGGTGTTCCCGAATCTGCTGCTCGTGAACTGGAAGTTTGCCAAGCATGGGCCTGTACACCGCATGGTGAATCCTGCACCGGACGAGATCGAGAGCCTGACAAAGTATCGGTTGGTCGGCTTCAACAACCGCAAGTACGACAACCATATCCTCTGGGCCCGCATGATCGGGATGTCGGTGGAGCAGATCTATGCATTGTCCAACCGGATCATCAACGAGCACACGGGCTTCTTTGGTGAGGCGTACAACCTGTCCTACACTGATATTTACGACTTCTCATCGAAAAAACAGAGCCTAAAGAAGTTTGAAATCGAATTGGGCATCAAGCATCAGGAGCTGGGACTTCCGTGGGATCAGCCGGTGCCGAAGAGCCTGTGGGACAAGGTGGCCGAGTATTGCGACAACGACGTGATCGCGACCGAGACCCTATTCTACTCGAAAAAGCGTCAGGCAGACTTTGTGGCACGTGAGATCCTGGCAGACCTTGCCGGTATGACGGTGAACGACACGACAAACTCGCTGACAACACGCATTATTTTCGGCAAGGAAAAGCACCCCAGGCTGGTCTACACCGACCTTGCCACGGGGAAATCCGATGCAATCGTGGAAGTCGAGCCTGATATTTTGACGGACTGCAACATCATCAATGCCTTCCCCGGTTACGAGTGGGCCAAAGGTGAAGACGGCAAGTACCACAACATGTTCCGGGGCACAGACCTGGGCATGGGCGGTTATGTCTACGCTGAGCCAGGAATGTACACGAATGTAGCTTTGCTGGACGTTGCGTCGCTGCATCCGCATTCAGCTGTTGCTATGAACTACTTTGGCGAGTACACAAAGCATTTTAATGACCTGATGGATGTGCGAATCTACGTCAAGCACGGCGAGTACGAGAAGGCAAAGGGGCTCTTTGGCGGTAAACTGGCAAAATACCTCGATGATCCGCAGCAGGCAAAGGCTTTGGCGCAAGCGTTGAAAATCGCCATCAATTCGGTTTACGGGTTGACCAGTGCAAGCTTCGACAACCCGTTCCGCAACCCCAAGAACGTCAATAACATTGTGGCGCTTCGAGGGGCTTTATTTATGCGCACTTTGCAGGATGAAGTGCAGCAGCGTGGCTTTAAGGTGGCGCACATAAAAACGGATTCAATCAAGATCCCCGATGCTACCCCGGAGATCATTGCATACTGCATGGATTTTGCGAAGAAGTACGGCTACACGTTCGAGCACGAAGCTACTTATGAGCGGATGTGTTTGGTGAATAACGCCGTATACATTGCCAAGTACATGGATGCCGACCAGTGCGAGGCGCTTTACGGTTATATCCCGGGCGACTGCAAGGACGAAGGCGGCGAATGGACGGCTACGGGCACACAGTTCCAAGTGCCGTATGTGTTCAAGACCCTGTTCTCCAAGGAGAAGATCGAGTTCACTGACCTCTGCGAGACAAAGACCGTTTCCAAGGGCGCTATCTATCTCGACAAGAACGAGGATCTGCCTGAAGGCGAGCACAATTATATTTTTGTGGGACGCGTTGGACAGTTCTGCCCGATCATGCCGGGAAAGGGCGGCGCTCTGCTACTGCGGGAAGCGGGCCTGACGGATACCGGCGAACGGAAATATGCTTCTGTGACCGGAGCAAAGGATTACCGCTGGCTGGAAAGCGAGGCGGTCTATCAGCTCCAGATGCAGGAGGATATCGACAAAAGATATTTCAACCGGGAAGTCGATGAGGCAGTTGAGGAAATCTCCAAGTACGGCGACTTCAACTGGTTCGTTGGTGACGATGGCGTTGCTCCCTGGACAGCACCGGATCTTCCATGGAGCGATGCGCAGGAAGAAGCAGCAAGAAATTTTGACGTGAGGTGATATTTTATGGCGAACAAGCTGTGTGATTCCCAAGGACAACTGATTGGCTATATCGAAACCGTCGAGAAGAATATGCACGACGGCCTGACGAGAGTGATTCTTCATACTGGTCATGAACTCACATTTCTCCAGGGTGATCTGATCGCTGATCGGGGTGGTAATTTGAGTATTCGTTATGGAGGGCTCAATGCGGGTAAGAAGAGCGCTTCTGCTGCGAACACCGCTGCTATCAAGGACGTTATCTTTGCTCCTCCGGCCACGATCATTTACTGGTCGGATGGCTCCAAGACCGTTGTGAAGTGCAGCGAGAAGGATGTTTTCGACCCGGAGAAGGGGCTGGCCATGGCGATCGCAAAGCGTTGCGGCGGCAACAAGGGCAACTATTACAAGGAGATCCAGAATTGGGTCGAGAAGAGCGGGAAGAAGTATCCCGGGAAGACTGCTACGCAGAAGAAAGCTGCCCCCTAAGTCTAATCCCGATCGAGAATCTATGAAGAAGTGGATTTCCAAGGCCAATGAGGACTGGAATGAATTCCTTAAAGCCAGCGCAAATAATGACCATACGGAGCTCCTTCTCAATATGAATTCCCTCACTGCAGACCTGAAAATTCTGGAAATTGAAATCAACAAGTAAAAAGGAGACTGATATTTATGTACACCAAGCGCCAGAAAGTCAATATCGACGATACCCGTTTTATCTTTACCACCAACTTCTCCGGCGACCCGGAGCGTGACCGCTTTGGCTCTGACCAGCGCCGTGTCAACGTGGTAATTCCTACCGAGGAGCTCGCGCAGCATCTGCTGGATCTGGGTGTAAAGGTCAAGCAGACCAAGCCGAACCCTGAGCGCACTTACGACGAGCCGTTTGTGCCCACGCTCTACGTGCCGGTCAACATCAAGATGGACTCCAAGTGGCCGCCGCACATCTATTGGGTCACAACTGCTGGCAAGCGCCTGCTCTGCAACGAGGACACCATCAGCCAGCTGGACTTCATCCGTGTCAAGAACGTCTGCCTGCAAGCAAATCTCGTTGAGAAGAGAAACTTCCCTGGCGAATACAGTCTGTACGCCGATGTGATGTATGTTGAGCAGGATGCTGATGCTGACCCGTATGCGGAGCGCTACGCTCAGTACGCAGAGCCTGCTCCTGAAGTGCCGTTCTAAGGAGGATACTATGGAAAAACTGTTTATCAGCTGTCCTATGCGCGCTCGCACTGCAGAACAGATCCATGCGACTATGGACCAGATGCATAAAATCGCCGAGGCTATTTTCGGCGAAGAACTGGAGGTCATCCCGACTTACTTTGAGGGCACCCCTCCTGAAAATGCCAATGACCGTCTGTGGTATCTGGGTAAATCCATTGAGAAAATGTCCGAGGCGGATTGCTTCATCGGCATTTTCGATGACCAGAAAGCTTATGATGGCTGCATCATCGAGAACCATGTCGCCAAACTCTACGGTGTACCGCAGTATCTGGTGAATATTGCGTACGTAGCACCGGACATCATGGAGCAGCGTTTGCAGAATATGGTCTGATGGTATTTATCGAGTGCCGGGGTCGGTCCTCGGTTTAATGTGCCAGTCGGTGAGTGCCCACGTCGCAAATGGCGTTCTCAGAGGAAACAGCTCGATTGATATTTTGATTTTGGGAGGTTGAACGTATGAAAGTCTTGAGAATCCAGCCCAAGAAGTATCCTGAAGTTATTGAAATCGACGGCTCGCTCGAATCTCTTCAGAAAGAAGTGACCGGTCTGATTCAGGCGGTCTACCCGTGGGATGATCCGGTTGCACTTATCTGCAATGAGGAAGGAAAACTGGCCGAAGATTCCTTCAGTAACTGTAACAGAGTGCTTCATAATGAGATTGGGATTCCCTATGATATTGTTGTTGGAACTTTCCTGATCGTTGGTCTGACCGAGGATGATTTCGGCGACCTGTCACAGGAACTCATTCAGAGGTACGAAAAGCTTTTCCATAACCCGGAAGAGTTTGATTACTTTACGGATGCTCAGGGAAGAACACATCTGGACGTTCGCCCCTGTGAACCTGAAGATAACGCGAAATAATCCACTTCCTTAGCAGATGCATAAGAGCTTCGGAGAAATCTGAGGCTCTTTTTATTTTGGGTCAGTAGCTTAGTCTGGCTGAAAGCTGGCAGCTCATAACTGCATGATCGCGGGTTCAAATCCTGCCTGACCCACCAGAGGTGCAAGCCTTATATTTGAATAAGCAAAGGAGAGAACAGCATGAGCGCAAGAAACTATGTTCCGGCAATGGTGAAATGGATGGTCGAGGAAGGTACCAAGAACACCTCCAGCGGCAACTGGATATTCACGAGCGCGGAAATTGCAGAAGCATTTCCTGTAGCCGAAAGCAGCGTGATTGAGATGTTTGGAGTAATCCTGACCGAAGTTTATCAGCATGAAGCTGTGGCGGAAGCAAATGTAAATTTCGAGAGCGACGGTTCGGCAACTTTCGATTTGACCTTCTACACAGATTATTGCCCGAATATCAGTGATGAAACAAAGGCTGGGTGATTTTCATGGGTGATAGCAAAGTTACAAAGCGCTGTGCAAAGTGTGGCGCTGTGATGCACAACGTGTCTGTGGCAAGGAAATACTGCGATTTTTGCAGATTTGGCTATGCAACCAATGACCCGGTACTGCCTTTGGTACATCCGAAGTACACTGGGCCGACTCTGCAGGAAATCATGAGAGAGGCTACCAAGGAGGGGCTTCAGTATGCAGAATATTGTAAAAAACACGGACTGCACTAATCACATAAAGGAACTCTGGAAAGTTTTTACAAAAGAAGGCAAAGAACTTTTTTCCTACACGATTCGCGGCGAAGGTGAAGACGAGGAAGAATGCACCAAACAGCTTTTAGCTTATGAGAATCATTGCAATCCTAACCAGATTCATGTTCACACGGAAATGAGGTGATTGGATGGCGGGTATAACGCTCTATGACTACCAAAAAGATGCGCTGGAACGAATGAAAATCGGATGCATCTTATGTGGTGGTGTAGGAAGCGGAAAATCAAGAACAAGTTTGGCATTTTACTATACGCTCTATGGTGGCACAGTCAACACCAAAAACTATGTTAAGATGCATGATCCACCCGACTTGTGTATTATCACCACTGCGAGGAAGCGCGATACAGGCGAGTGGGAGGAAGAACTGGCCCATTTCTATATGTCCACCGACAGCAACCTTGATATTTACGATCACAAGGTGGTTGTGGATTCATGGAACAACATCGGAAAGTACGTCGGCGTGAAGAACGCATTTTTCATTTTCGATGAGCAGAGAGTTGTTGGCAGCGGGCAATGGGTCAAATCCTTCCTGAAAATCGCGAAGGAGAATGACTGGATTCTTCTGAGCGCTACTCCGGGAGATTGCTGGACAGATTACATTCCGGTGTTTATTGCAAACGGGTTCTATAAAAACCGGACGCAGTTCAACAATGAACACGTAATCTATAGTCGTTTTTCCAAGTATCCGAAAATTGACCGGTATCTGAACACCCAGCGACTGGTACGCTTGCGTGAACGAGTGCTTGTAGATATGGACTTTGAGCGACCTACTGTATCCCACCATGAGAATGTTTTTGTCGAGTATGACAAGCCTAAGTATCTGGAAATTTGTAAAACTCGCTGGAACCTGTGGGAAAACAAACCCATTGAGACCGCCAGCGAGTTTTGTTATTTGCTGCGGAAACTGGTGAACACAGACCTGACTAGGTCGCAAAAAGTTCTGGATATTTGCATGACCCGCCCCAGAGTCATAATCTTCTATAATTTCGATTATGAGCTGGATATTCTCATGAATCTGCCCTATGGCGATGATGCGGAAATAGCACAATGGAACGGCCATAAGCACCAGCCAATCCCTGACGGTAAGAAGTGGGTATATCTGGTCCAGTACAATGCGGGTGCAGAAGGTTGGAACTGCATCAAGACCGATACCGTCATATTCTACTCGCAGAACTACTCCTACAAGATTATGGAGCAGGCTGCAGGCAGAATCGACCGGCTGAACACACCTTACAAGAACCTGTTCTACTATCATCTGAAGAGCAGGGCGGGAATTGATCTGGCGATTTCGAGGGCACTGAACTCGAAGAAGGCGTTTAACGAGAGGAAATTTTATGGAGCATGATATTTATGATTCTTTAAGGCTTATTGCGACGACCTGTGAGAAAATGGAAGATGCCTTAAATGCGATTGCAGAATACTTCGAGAAAGTAACGGCTTGTCTCATGGACTTGATTGAAGAAATTAAGAGGCAGCCATTGAAGATGATTCGGCAGAAGCTGCGCCCTGACTACAAGGACAAATGCAAAATCCGGTGGCTGGATATTCCCAACAAGGTTATGCAGGGGAAAATCAGGAGGTTCTGCTGATGGGAAATATTTCAAAGAAAAATAGAAAGAAGCTTGTCAAAGTTATTAACGCCAATTGCCATCGTGTAATGCACTTTGGCGAGCAAGATGCAATGTTTGTTCCTTACGACAGCAGTCCGTTGTCTGCTATTTGGAAATATCTCTGTATCAGGAACGACGGTGTTATCACAGGCCGCTTCTTGATTGATCGAAGCGAAAAATATATTCCTTTTAGGGAGAGATACTGTTATATCAATGCTCCAGAACAACTGTTTGTTCCGAGAACACATATTGAGATCAACAAACAAATTGTCAATAGACTTAAAGAGCGCAACCAGCTTTATGCTGTTTATTACACATGGAGGAAAAGGAAATGATTAAGGACTCTGGCGACCGCACCGAATTTGAAACCGGTGCCAAGCGTGATATGCATGCAGGAAAGGGGCGGATGGATCTTCTGCCTTGGTATGGCATCATGGAAGTCAGCAAGCACTGCGAGGAAGGTGCGCTGAAGTATGGTGAGCACAATGTGGATAAGGGTATTCCGCTGCATTCGCTGCTGGACAGTGCTTCTCGGCATCTGGCAAAGTACATGGTTGGTATGGACGACGAGGATCACCTGCGCGCTGCCTGTTGGAACCTGCTCTGGGCTCTTAACCAGCGCGTGACGCACCCGGAGTTGGATGATAGGTTTTCGACTGATCTCAAGCGGGAATTTTTGAAGAAAAAATTCACTATTCCTGAAATGAAAATCGCTCGACCTGATCATCAGCCAGTAAATGTGAAATGTCTTGAATGTGGCGATGTACGAGGGATTTTAAAACAATCATGGGACAATGGGCTTGCAGGACTTACAGTACACGATAAACTCCTGACATGTCCGATTTGCGGAGTATTAACGTCACATATCCTGGTAGAAAAGGTGGGTAAATCTGATGAATAACTGGATGCGCGAAGTGGACTATGCGACTTACTGCCCGAAGTGCAAGAGCTTCAAGGTGCTGGAGACGGATGAACCCTGCAACGGGTGCCTGACGGAGTGTGCGCGGGAGGGTACGGTGAAGCCGGCGAAGTTTGAGGAGAAGACGCGAAAATAACGGGCTCCTTTATGGAGGTGAGATAAATGGCAACAAGAGATTGGAGCAAAGTGGATTGGACCAATAACGAAGACAATAATCTTATCCGTGCATTTCTTGCAGATTCTGATAATATTATGAATTGTGACCAATGTCCATATAAGATGAAGCATCCGAGTTGGGACGCACTGCCTTGCGGACAATACCATTGCTGGGTTGAGTTGTCTTGCTAAAGGTGAGAGCCGTGGAGAAATCTGCGGCTCTTTATTTTTATCATCGAAGGAGATGCTTGTATGCAACGCATGAACGTTAAATGCTGCCATTGTGGGGACTATACCCCATTTATCACTGAAGAGAACATTGAAGTTATTCCTCAAGTTAATCTCACAAGAACCGATATGGATATTTTGGGCGATATCGCTGAAGCATTGGCGGAATGCGGTTGCTTAAGTGCGTGTGATTTCTTACGCCGGGTTCAGAGTGAAGTGACCAAAATTGTAGAGTATCAGGAAGAACGGTGAACGCTAAATGATATTTACTGAAGAGGATTTGAACTCTCTGAATGCTATTGCTGGACTATTGGCGTCATTCGGGTGTGATAGTCAGGCTGGCTGTGTGCTTTATATTCAGCATAAAATCGCAAAGTCCATGGAGGCTGACGAAAGGAAATGCAGAAATGAGAAACATGTCTAAGAAGACCTGGAAACTCCGGGTTTGGGGTCACATGACCGAGATGCAGAAGCTGGATTATCTTCTTACGAAAGCGGGCATTACGCATGAGATGGAAAGAAGATTTCCTGAGAACGATAAAAACCAGCCTGAAGTTTACGGCCCTGGAGCACTGCATGATGGGGGCTATCAGATTACAGTTCGAGATAAATCTGGTACATATCTATGGGACGCGGTATGCGGTTGGTACACTTACGGGTTTCCTCATTTACTCGAGGTGTGCGGGCTAGCACTTGTTGATCATTATGATGTCGAGGGCTGGCTCACGGCTCGGCAGGTTATGAAGATGTGGAGGCGTAGAAATGCTGCGAAAAATCGCTGATTTTGTCAAAAAGATATTCCGCATGGAGCCGATCCCGACAACGGTTAATACCCTGCGGGAGGCTTTACAAGCCTTGGAGGTGGCTCGGAACCACTTCGAGCACTGTGACCCGGAATTTGTGGATGCGGCTATTTTTGAGTTGAACGCTGCGGAGTGCCGGGTGGATGCGGTTAGGAGGTGTGTGTGGTGAAAACGTTTTATTATCCGACTTACAAGTGCCGATTTTGCGAGAGGGAATTTAACGATGGGCATCTCTACTATAATCCCGAAGATGCGAAGAACGATCTGGCCGGTCTGATGGCGTTCCGCCCAATTCATCATTGCGATGGTGGTCATATTGGCATCGGATATTTTACAGGCCTAGAAAGGGTTGATAAGGATGAATGATGTTTGGACGAAAGTTGGCAAATTTCTTGGCCGAGCTATTGCGCTGACACTTATTCTGTGCGCCTGGGCCATTATTATTGCATTCACGCTGAAGGTGCTTTGGTTTATCTGGTTTCGGATTCTGCTGTGAGGTGAGATATGATTGACTACGAAGAAGTTGTTGAGGCCATATGGAGGTACGACATCCCTCGAATCGACATTGATGAGGATGTTACGACGCTTTATGCGGATGGCAAAGCTTTTGCACAAGTTATTCGCAGGCCTGACGGGTCACGCGAGGACTTGTATTTTGAGGATTACGAGCTTCAAAAAGATACCCTGATCAAGCCGAACGCTAAGTTGCGTGATGTGGTCGAGCTTTGCATGAATGGCGACATTAGCTACGTAGATGTCCGTGAATGGTGCATGGAGAATGATATTTCACTTGGACAGTTCGACAGGTGGCTTTATGGTGCGCTGAGAAAGTCTGATACCCCTTCCCGGGTGAAGCCGAAAGAACCGTGGCCATATCGTGTGGTGGCGGGCTTAAACCGGGTACTGGAGATTCTGCTTGACTCGATTTTGGAGGATTTTATATGAGATGTTGTCCGGTATGCTATTCAAAAGTGAGGCCAACTGTATACGGAACAGCGACCACTGGGACAAACCTGGAAATCAAGTATAAGATTCAGTGTCGGAATTGCGGATTTGGATGCGATAAAGCAGGCAGTGTCATAGTGCAATATGATGAAGAAACGATGAACCCAATAGCAGATGATCATGGCTTACGGAAACTTATTAGAGACTGGGATTCTATTTTGCGAGATCCTGATAGAGAAAGGCTGGCTGATATATGAAGTACACATTTTGGTTTGAATGTACCGACAATGGTGGTGGACATCAGGCTTTTGAAGTCAAAGCAGAGAATAAGCAGGAGGCCATCAAGAAGGGCATGGCGTTTGCAAAGAAACATGCTTCGGGTGATATCTGTGGGGATTGGGAGTGCAAAATGATATCGGAGTGGACAACATGAACAACGACTTCGGAGCACTTACGATACTTGCACCTAAATGCCAGAAGTGTCCGAAGGTGGAAACTTGCGACCATAAGCAACTGGCTCATCTCGGATACATTATCCCGATCGAGGATATTGGCATCAGCATGGTGGCCCAAAGAGGTAATGGAAAGAGCCTCAGTCAGCTCGAAATGATGAATTCACTGATGAAAAGGAGATTTAATTATGAAAATCATTGAACCTAAGTACGAAATTCTCACTGATATCTCTGAGGGCGGCATCAAGGAGCTGCAGCAGATCGAGCGGGTGGCCCGGGTCTGCTACAAGAGCGAGGATAAGATCACACCGGATGGTGAGTCGGCGAAGAAGCTGGTGGGCTTTCTGGTGAAGCAGGGGCATGAGGCTATGCTGGAGCATTCGCAGCTGTCCGTGCTGTTCACGTGTGACCGGGCCATTGCCAATGAGCTGGTGCGGCACCGCATTGCTTCTTTTGCACAGGAGAGCACCCGGTACTGTAACTACTCGAAGGAGAAGTTTGGCGGGGAGCTGAGCTTTATTCGGCCGTTTTATATTCCTAACGAGCCTAATGAAAATGCAATCAAAGCAGCTTCTTCGACAGAAGAATTTATAAAGCTCGAAACGGACTATCAAATCCACCATGCGTGGTACTGGGCTTGTGATGATGCTGAAAAAAGCTACAAAACTCTCATCGCCAATGGTTTCCGTCCAGAACAGGCTCGTTGTGTGTTGCCCCTGTGTCTGAAGACCGAAATCGTGGTGACGGCCAACTACCGCGAGTGGCGCAATATCTTTAAGCTGCGTACTCCTGTGGCGGCCCATCCTCAGATGCGTGAGCTGATGTGCCCGCTGCTGAAGGAACTGCAGAGCAAGATCCCGGTGGTGTTCGATGATATTTACACATACTGGCCTGAGGATGACCAGACTGGAAAGGAAAGTATGGAGAAGTGATGCGAATAGTACTGCTCGCAAGCACTATTTTACAAGCTATCGCAATTGGAATGTCTTTTGCTGAGAACATCGGCAAAGAAAAACAGAGAATCATCAGATATACTGGTTGGTTCTTGCTTCTGGTTTACATGATATTTGGATGAGGTGATTAACATGATTGGCAAAGCGGACACCGCAGATATATTGGCAGGCCGTTACGTTGATGGAACGTGGTCGTATACGCAGGCTCTGTATGAGGCTAAAAAGCGTGGGGTTTCAAAAGAAGAATTTGATGCTGAGGTCTTTGCATGGCGAGTAGCTCTCGGTAAGGTTAAGAGGAGCTCGGGACAGCGGTGATAGGATGACTACACACAAATTTGTAAATAATATGGGAGATGCAAAATGCAGCAGAAAACACATGACTTTCTCGTGAGAATGCGGGTGCCGATGGCGACATTCGGTGGAGATCTCATGGGAGAAGCGATTGATTTCGCTATTCATGAAATGCGGAATAATCGTTTTGTCACACTGACAGACATTGAAAATGTACTTAGCGATCGTTTTCACTGCAGTGCAAGTTCAGCGGATGCACGGCTTCGCAGGGCACTGGACGTGACTGAGTTTCGGTGTGGAGAGTATCCGAACCCTGAACTTGAGCGGCTTCGGGCCGAATATCAGGTTGATCGGTGGTCTGTGAAACGGTTCATTTATGCCGCGGCAAGGAAGGTGATGAACGATTTTGGCTGATTCTAGGCAGCTTTTTGGCCAAAAACCCACTTCGTGGCCAAAAATTTTTGCAAAAATGGCCACAAAATATTACGATAATATGTAATAAAATTGCCATTTGGCCAAAAACCCACTTTTTTCTTTAACTTAATAAAAATTTTAAAATTTTATATATAGTAATTAAGGATAAAAAACGGGCTTTTGGCCACGGCGAAAGTTTAACGTCTTATCGAGCCGGAAAATGTTATAATATTTTAACCTTGAACTATATCCCCTGACAGTGTAATATAGAACTGCATTAAATAGACGTACTGCCCTTTAATGAAGTACGAGGTGAAAAATATGAACTATATGGATGCGCTTGCAAAAAAATGGCGTGAGCACGATTATTCTTTTGAAGGACGAGATGTTCTTCCGAATGGCGATGAAGTTTGGATCTACACTACATTGGAACTTGGTCTACCAGTGCTATGGGTGAAGCATCCAGACGGATCGTTTGACTACCGTGTTCTCCATACTCCCGGCTATGATAAACCAACAGGCGAACATTGGTGTTGGAACTGTCATTGCCAGATGGTACATCATGATGATGAATGGCTGTGCCCGAAATGCGGAGATCATATCGATGCTAACGACATAGATCTTTTGTCATCTCCGACAGAGGAAGCAAGCTATCCAGACGATGACCTTGAACCAGAACCCGAGTGGTACGACTGATACAGCAAATAAGATATGCCTCTGCGCTAACAACGCAGGGGCTTTTCTTTTGTCCGAAAATAATAAAATCTTGCAAAAATTAGCAAAAATTAGCAAAAACTGACGCGATAAAAACATGCCCTTTTATGGGGGGAATAGAACGCGTCTTGAACGCACTATTCCTTTTATTTTGGAGGTTTTTATCATGCTCGAAAACAAATTCAAACAGGGATTGACGAAAGAACTGAAAGAACGCTTTCCCGGCTGTGTAGTGGTTCATCTTGACCCGAACGAGGTGCAGGGGCATCCTGACCTTTTGGTTTTGTATGGTTACACCTGGGCAGCACTTGAAGGCAAGCGCTCAGCAAATGCACCTCATCGTCCGAATCAGGATTATTATGTCCGTCAGATGAACGAGATGAGCTTTGCTGCTTTCATTTATCCTGAGAACAAGGAGGAAGTTCTCAATGCAATGGAACGATCATTCCAGGCTCGTGGGGCAGCACGCCTTTCTGGGCGCAAGTAAGTATCATTGGCTGAACTATGATACTCAACGCCTGGTGGATGCTTTCATGAGCTGTCAAGCAAAGGAGAAAGGCACTCGGCTTCATGCTTTTGCAGCAGAGTGCATTAACCTGAAGCAGAAGCTCCCAAAGAGCAAGAAAACCCTCAACGCATATGTCAACGATGCGATTGGTTTCCGCATGGACCCCGAGCAGGTTTTGTTTTACAGCGAAAACTGTTTTGGTACTGCAGATGCCATTGCATTTAACGACAAAGATAATTTTCTTCGTATTCATGATCTTAAAACAGGAGCTGTTCCAGCACATATGGAGCAGCTCTTTATTTATGATGCGCTGTTCTGCATGGAGTATCATGTCAAGCCGAAAGATATTCTTATCGAAAATCGCATTTACCAAAATGATGATGTTCTCATTGAGACACCGACGGCAGATATCATTGATCCCATCATCGAAAAGATTAAAGAATTTGACAAAATCATTGCGGATCTGAGATAAGGAGCAGCGTTATGAATCCAATTGAGAAAGACCTTAAAAACTACTACGGCACGAGTTCCGACTCTGATATTTTGGAGCATTACGGCACAAAGCGCCATTCCGGCCGCTATCCTTGGGGTTCCGGTGATAATCCTTATCAGCACTCTGGTGACTTTCTGTCTCGTGTGGAAACACTCAAGAAGAAGGGCATGTCCGAGAATGAAATTTTAGATCAAATCAATAGCACTCTTCCCAAGGAGTACCAGCTTGGTCTTACCGAATTTCGAGTGGCTCGACGTAAAGCAATCCATGAGCGCAAGGCATCTGAGTATGAGAAAATCGCTGCTTTAAAGGAACAGGGTCTCGGCTGGAAAGCCATCGGTGAAAAGCTTGGTATGAGCGAGTCCAGTGTGCGCTCAAAATATGCAGGCACTGCTGATAAAAAAGCGCAGCGTGCAGAGAATATTGCTGACACGTTGAAAAAAGAAGTGGACAAGAAAGGCATGATCGATATTTCCGAAGGTGCCAATCTTGTAATGGGTGTGTCGCAATCTGAGCTTGACGACGCTGCATATACGTTGGAAGCGGAATACGGTTACAAACGTTATGGCGTAGGTATCCGTCAGCCGACCAACATCCGTCAGCAGACTAACATTACGGTGTTGGCTAAGCCTGAATTCGACCAGAAGTATGCTTATCAGCATCAGGATCAGATTGATTCGCTCGGCGATTATCATTCTGACGATGGCGGTGATACGTTCAAGAAGCTTCAGCGTCCTGCAAGTCTGGATTCAAGCCGTGTTGCCATCCGGTATGGCGATGAAGGCGGTCTGGACAAAGATGGTGTCATGGAAATTCGCCGTGGCGTGCCCGATCTTGACCTTGGCAAGAGTCATTATGCGCAGGTTCGTATCCTTGTCGATGGCGACCATTATCTGAAAGGCATGGCGGTCTACTCTGATGATCTTCCCGATGGTGTGGACATCATGTTCAACACTAACAAGCCTTCCGGCACGCCCAAAATGAAGGTCCTGAAGGAAGCGAAAGCTGATCCGGACAATCCGTTTGGAGCAGCCATCAAAGCCAATGGCCAGAGTACATACATCGGTTCTGATGGAAAGGAGCATCTTTCTCCTATTAACAAGCTGAAAGAGGAAGGCGATTGGGATACAATGTCCCGAAATGTATCTTCGCAATTCCTATCCAAACAGCCGAAAAAGCTTATTGAAAATCAGCTGAAGCTTACAATTGCGGATTATCAGGCGCAGTATGATGAAATCATGCACTACGATAATCCTACTGTTAAAAAGAAGCTGCTGAACGACTTTGCCGATACCTGTGAAGGTACGTCCATGACGCTGAAAGCATCGGCATTTCCGGGACAATCGACGAAAGTCATTCTGCCTATCAACCGAATCAAGGAAACGGAAGCTTACTGTCCGACCTATGAGAATGGCACACAGCTTGCACTGATTCGCTATCCTCATGCCGGCACCTTTGAGATTCCGATTGTTACTGTCAACAACAAAAATGTCAGCGGCAAGCGCAATCTTGGACAGATTCAGGATGCTATCGGCATCAATGCCAAGGTGGCAGAGCGTTTGTCCGGTGCAGACTTCGATGGTGATACCGTTATGGCGATTCCTGTCAGCGATAAGGTGCCCATTAAATCTACTCGTCCGTTGGAACAGTTGAAAGGTTTTGACCCCAAGACTGCATATGCAGTTCCTGAAGGCAATCCCAACAATGTGCGTCTCATGAAAAAAGAAGAGAAGCAGCGTGAAATGGGCGTTATCTCGAACCTCATCACGGACATGACTCTTCGTGGTGCGTCTGAAGAGGAACTGGCTCGTGCTGTCAAGCATTCGATGGTAGTTATCGATGCAGAGAAGCACAAGCTGGATTACAAACGCTCTGAGAGGGAGAACGGTATCCAGGAACTGAAAGAAAAGTGGCAGATCCGTGTGGATGAGGACGGTACTACGCATTATGGTGGCGCATCAACGCTCCTGTCTCGGCGCAAGCAGACCATCCGTGTGCCTGAGCGTCGTGGTAGCGTGCGCGTGGATAAAGAGACTGGTGAACTCATTTATAAGGAGAGCGGGCGTGCCTTCATCGACCCGAAGACCAAGAAAGAGCGTATTGCCGAGGATACCGTAAGTCTGATTTCCGAGACAAAGGACGCAAGAACCCTCTCTTCTGGCACTATTCAGGAGAACTTGTACGCAGACTTCTCTAACAAGCTCAAAGCTATGGCAGCACAGGCCCGCAAAGAGGCGGTCAACATGAAGGGCATACAGCGTGATCCTGAGGCAGCCAAGACATATGCTGCGGAAGTTATGTCACTGAAAGACAAGTACACCACAATGCTGGCCAATAAACCTAAGGAGCGCAAGGCAATGCTGATTGCCAATGCCAACATCAAGGCCAAAATTCAGGAGCGGGGCTTAGACCCGCAAAACACCGAGGACAAGAAAGAAATCAAGAAGATTTCTTCTGTTGAAATGCAGCGCGCTCGCGATAAGGTTGGCGCAAGTGGGCAAAAGTCCAAAGTCAGGTTTAGCGACAGAGAATGGGAAGCTATTCAGGCTGGTGCAATTTCCGACAACATGCTGTCAAAGTTCCTGAATTCTTCTGATTCGGATGAAATCGTGAAACGCGCAATGCCCAAAACCACGGCTTCGTTGTCTTCGGCCAAGTTGTCCAAAGCGAGAGCGATGTTGCGAAGCGGTTACACTTATAAAGAGATTGCACAGGCGTGTGGCGTTCCTGAATCCACAGTTTATGATGCACTTGGAAAGTGATAACAGGAAAGAGAGGCTTTGAATTATGGTTCGATGCTTTCTGACCACGTTCGATAATCCCTACAATCCGTATGAGCAGTTCGAGCAGTGGTATCAGTATGACATGGATCACGGCTATAACTCGTCTGGCCTGCTTATGCGGCTGGCACAGACCTCTTCTCAGTTCACAGACAATGAAAATGCCTACGAAATTGAGAAAGCAATCAATAAAATCGTGGCAAACGATCCAGTTAATATCTACAAGAAGCTCAAAATCGAGATCAAGGACGATACCGGCTATGCACAAAGTGCTTAAGGCCATAGGGAGGGGTCTCAAAATCGACACCCCCCTCTCAAATCGCGCCGGTCTTTGATATTTCCCCGGAGGGAAAATTGATATTTGGGCTTTAAACATGCTGCCGAGGCCTTGGGGTGTAGACTGAGGTTTCGGCAGTTTTTGCAAGGGCTTATGGGGTGCGCGCCTCCTAAGAGCTTTCTGAGTTCATGACGTTTGACCTCCATCGGCATCGGGGCATTCTGTATTGTTCTCCTTTATACGGAATGTTTGCTTTCTCCCTTCAAATGAAAAGCACTGCCACAGCACCCATAAGCCTTTGCAAAAACTGAATTTTAGACAACAAAAGAAAGAGGGCCTTTTGAATGCGACCGAAGAAGAACACACCGGGAGAAGCGGCTGTGGCTTCGGCCCGGCCTGCAACAAGTCCGGAAGCACAGGAACAGTACATGATAAACCTGACCATGCAACTGGTGGAAAGAAGGCTACGAGAAGGGACGGCTTCCAGTGCAGAAACAACGCACTTCCTGAAGCTGGCTACTATGAAAGCGGACCTTGAAAAGAAAAAACTGGAAGAAGAAAACAAACTGCTCCGGGCAAAGACCGAGACACTAGAAAACGCAAAGGACACCAAAGAAATGTACGCAAATGTGCTGAAAGCCATGGCAAAGTACAATGGCGTGGACGAAGACGAGGCTCCAGACTATGAGTTTTAAAAGCTCTTATGCAGCCTGAGTCGTTCTGGCAGTGCTGTTTTTTTATCTACTTTACAGCAGCGGTTTTTCTGGTAAAGCGCAATATCCTGTGCGAATGGAAGGCAGTTCTTTTGACTGGAGCAGTTGCATGGGCACCGATGCTGCTTACAGATGACATGTTGCGGAAGAAAGGATTTTTATGATGACGGCATTTGAAGAAATCTGTTTCTGGCTGATGGCGGCGATGCCGTGGATCATGCTTGCATGCTTGTTCACAGACCGAGAACGACTGACAAACAAGCGGTACTGGTGGTATTTGCCTCCTAGTATTCTGTCGCTTTTGACGGCTATTGCGGTTGGGCTTCCACAAATTATTGATAAGTGGTTCGGCGGATTTGGCTGTTGGTGTACGCTGATTTTTACATTTATATGCGCTTACCATGACGAAATGGAAGGCCATGAGAACCTGCATAGTAAGTTGATTTGCCTCTCTATGATCTGCACGGTATTCGCCATGATCTGCTGGTGCGTGAGCTGCTTATGAAGACCTATACTGAACTTTGTCAGTATGCAACGTTTGAAGACCGCTTCCACTATTTGCAACTGCACGGTACGGTTGGATACGATACCTTTGGCTTTGACCGGTGGCTGAACCAGAGCTTTTACCAGTCGAGAGAGTGGCGGCAGTTCCGGGACAAAATCATTGTGCGGGATGCAGGGTGCGATTTGGGATGTTCCGACCACGAGATCACCGACTGGGTGATACGAAACGGCAAACCCATCCGGCCGCGCATTATTATCCACCATCTGAACCCGCTGACAAAAGAGGACGTGATTCAGCACTCGGACGCACTGCTGGACCCGGAGAATGTAATCTGCGTGAGCGATCGGACCCACAAGGCCATCCACTATGGAGATGATACGATCCTAAAGCCTGCATTTGCCGAAAGACGACCGGGCGACACATGCCCATGGAGGAAATGATATGTACCCTGTACGAAAATTCAATGTTGCGGAAGCAGCATACAGCACAAACCTGCGGCTGAAGATGCAGGAGGCAGAAGGAATGGTGCGGTGTATTGCGCCAAGCCGGGAACGCAGTCTGGCACTGACGAAGCTGGACGAGGCATTGTTCTGGGCAAATGCAGCCATTGCAGCCGAGGGCGTGATGGACCACGAGGAATAATAAAAGGAGGAAAACAAAATGAAAAACGATGCAATGCTGAACCGTGCAAAGCAGCTGGTGGTGGACTACTTTAACGCTCACGTGGACGTGTTCATCGTATGGTTCAGCAAAACCCTGCAGAACTGGAAGGCGCTGGTGAGCACCACCGTGTCTGACGGTATATACTACGAGATTACCCACAACGGCGATAAGGGCGAGACCTATCTGGACGCCTACAAGAAGTGGGACAACCAGTGCATTGTAGACTGAGGTGATCGGAAATGGACAGTATCCTTACCTCGGTGAAGAAACTCCTTGGACTGACCGAGGAGTACACGGCGTTTGATGCAGACCTTATTATGCACATCAACAGTGTGCTGATGATCCTGCGGCAGATGGGTGTTGGGCCTCAGGAGGGCTTTGGCATCAGCGATGCAACGGCAACATGGAGCGAGTTTTGCCAGAACAGGGCAGACATTGAAGCGGTAAAGAGCTATACGGCGCTGAAGGTGAAGATGCTGTTTGACCCGCCGCAGAGTTCCAGCACGATGGAAGCGACCAAAAACCTTATCAGCGAACTGGAATGGCGGCTGTATGCCGAGTGCGACAGGGAGGAGAAACAATGCGGATGCTGAAGTTTGCCGTGGAAGGGCAGCAGCTGGCAAAGCGCGGTGATTTTGCCGGCGTGACAGCCGGAAGCAAAGGCTATCTGCGCTGCCACTTTGAGCAGAGTGACCCGGAGTGGCTTATGGCCAAGAAAATTGCTGTGTTCAATGACGAATATGCGGTGACTGTGAGCGCGGAAGGTGAGTGCGCCGTACCCGACGAGGTGACGGACGGAAAAAGCTTTAAGGTGTATCTTGCTGGCCAGAATGGCAAGACGCGGATGATGACAAACAAGGTACTGATCGAGCAGGTGAAGTGACATGGTGGATTTGGACAAGCAGTTTGCAGCAATGGCAGATGTGAGCGAAGAAGATACCGCTTACGATTTTGTGATCGATGAAGACCTGCGAGTGATCGCTGTGCCAGAACGCGGTGTGGTGCTGGGCGTTGAGGGAGATAAAGACGCGAACCGCATCCGATTTAGAATGAACAAAACATGGCGCGGATACGATATGTCGAAGTTTGACCTGCGCATCAACTACCAGAATGCAAACGGTGACAAAAACTATTACACGGTGACGAGCAAACACACTGAAGGCAATGCGGTGGTGTTTGACTGGATTGTGGCGGCGGATGCTGTAGCATATCAGGGCGATGTGTTCTTTATTGTGGTGGGCCTTATTACCACTGGCGGAATGGTGAACTGTGCGTTCCACACGACGCTTGGTAAGGCAAAATGCCTGGAAGGCCTGGTGGTAGACACAAAAACTGACATTTCTGAGATCCGGGACTTTATGGCGACGCTGAAGGCGGAAGTGGAGGCATACGGACAGACCTTTGTGAATGCCGCTGCTGCCAGTGCAAAGGCAGCAAAGGCCAGCGAAACAACTGCTGCCAGTTCGGCCAGTGCGGCAAAGACCTCGGAGACAAACTCCGTGACCAGTGCGAAGGTCGCAAAAACGAGTGAAACGAATGCTAGCACCAGCGCAAGCGCAGCAAAGACTAGCGAGACAAATGCGGGTACCAGCGCCGCCAGTGCTCAGGCCAACGCAAAGAAAGCCGAAGCGGCGCGAGATGATGCCAATACCAGCAAAACCGCAGCTGCTGGCAGTGCAGCAGCCGCAAAAAAAGATGCCCAGACAGCATCCAGCGCGGCCAGCACTGCCACAGGTGCGGCCAGCGCTGCCAAGACCAGCGAGACCAATGCGGGCACAAGCGCATCCAATGCGAAGGGCAGCGAAACAAAATCCGGTGAATACCTGCAGGCCACAAAGGAATATTTCGAGCAGGTGCGCACCATTACGCTGGGCGCGCAGGGCTGGTATGAGACCTCAGACGCCCTGACTGCTGCGGTGCCCGTGGGTGAAAACGGCTGGTGGGCTGTGGTGGGCACCACGGACAGCATCTGGGTATGGGACCGCGACACCAATGCCTGGCGTGACAGCATGGTGACGGTAAACATGAGCGACTACTACACCCGCACGCAGGTGGATAAAAAGCTGACTGACAAAGCAAACAAGACCGCCGATGACCTGAACACGATGATCAACGCGCTGACCACCGATGCTTCGACCCCTACTGATGCGGACTACTATGTGAGCCAGTACGTTGGCGGCGGCACCAGCACCACCACCTTCCACCGCAGGCCCATGAGTACGCTGTGGGCGTACATCAAGAGCAAGGCGGAAAGCGTATTTGCGGCCAAGAACCACGCGCACAGCTACGCGGGTTCTGCATCTGCAGGCGGCAGTGCTACCAGCGCTGTAAAACTTGACACTGCGACGGCGGGCAGTACTACCAAGCCGGTGTATTTTTCTGGCGGCAAACCAGTTGCGTGTACCTACGAACTGAAAAAGACCGTACCCGCAGATGCGGTGTTTACGGATCATACCTACGACGCTGCAACCGCAAGTGCGCTTGGCCTCGTGAAAATTGGCTCGAACCTTACCATTGCCAGCGGCCTGCTGAGCCTGACCAAAGCCAATGTCACAGCGGCATTGGGCTACACACCGCCGACAACCAACACTACCTATGGCAATGCCACCCAGCGCGCGGCGGGTTTGATGAGTGCTGCCGACAAAAAGAAGCTGGACGGGATCGGCAGCGACATCACCACTAGCGGTACAAATTATATTAGATTCAGCAATGGCACACAGATTTGCTGGCTCGAATTCGGCGAATGGCCTCGCAAGAATTACTATCCCTATTTTCAGTTTCCTGTGCCATTTGCTAACACAAATTATGGTGCCGGTTTTACTCTTGGCGAAAGCATAACCTACAGCACCAACGTAGAATGTTGCGTATACGACCGTACTACTACTGAATTATGTATACACAGTGACTATAAAGGAAGTATTGTCGTCATAGGTCGCTGGAAGTAAAGGATGTGCAGTATGGAAATCAAAATAGGATATGCCCTTGCAAAACCTGTGGAGACACAGGCGCAGTGCGATGCATACACCGCTATGGTGGAAGCAGTAAACGCCCACAATGCCGCCTGCGCTGTGGGCGATACGTTGTGGAGCATCGCGGATAAACCGGGCTGCTACGAGGTAACGGACGGCGGAGTAAAGTCTGACCCTGCGGACCAGCCCAAACCGGAGCCGACACTTAAAGAGAAGCTGGAAGCACTGCAGGAAGATAACAAGACACTGAAAGAAGAAAATACGATGATCAAGCAGTGTCTGATGGAAATGAGCGAAATCGTATATGCTTAAACGAGTTTACAGAAAACTGGAAAGGACTGTTTTTATGATGGCAATGTTGTGGGCACAGGAGATCATGAGCTGCGAGACGACCGAGGAAGCAAAGGCAATGTATGCCCGCTGCCCCCGCCTGCTGAAGGAGAAGGTGAAAGCCATTCTGGTGAAGAGCGGCTTTGAGGAAATCGTACAGTAAGGAGCTGAGGACAAGGCGAACGCTGAGGAAATTACGGAGCAAGGGTCTGTAAAGGCTGATACATAAAACAGGAGCTGAAAAATCAAAATGGCACTCTCGAACACGGCAACGCCGATCTACTACGGCCAGTTCCGGGAGGCCGTGATGCGCGGGGAGATCCCCGTTTGCAGAGAGATCAGCATGGAGATGAACCGGATCGACGATCTGATCGCAAACCCGGGCATCTATTATGACGATAAGGCCATCAACGGCTTTATTGCGTTCTGTGAGGACGAGCTGACCCTGACCGACGGCGGCGATGTGAAGATGCTGGACAGCTTTAAGCTGTGGGCAGAACAGATCTTTGGCTGGTACTACTTTGTGGAGCGGAGCGTGTATGTGCCGAACCCGCACGGGGCAGGCGGGCACTACGAGACCAAACGCATCAAAAAGCGTCTGGTAACGAAGCAGTACCTTATTATCACACGTTCGGCCGCAAAGACCATGTATCTGGAGTTCTTGCAGGCGTACTTTATGACCGCCAACACGAACACCACCCAGCAGCTGACCACAGCGCCTACTATGAAGCAGGCCGAGGAAGTGCTGGCACCCTTCCGCACCGCGTTGGCACGGGCAAAGGGGCCGGTGCTGAAGTTCATGACCGATGGCAGCCTGCAGAACACCACTGGTGCGAAAGCAGACCGTGTGAAGATGGCAAGTACCAAAAAAGGCATTGAGAACTTTGTGACCAACAGCCTTTTGGAAGTGCGCCCCATGACCATTGAAAAGCTGCAGGGCAGGCGCGACACGGTGGCGACCGTGGACGAATGGCTGAGCTGTGACATCCGAGAAGACCCCATTGGTGCCATTGAGCAGGGCGCGGCGAAAAACGAGAACTACCTGATCGTTGCGGCAAGCAGCGAGGGCACTGTGCGCAACGGATGCGGCGACGACATCAAAATGGAATTGCTGAGCATCCTGAAGGGGGAGTACGTAAACCCGCATGTCTCTATCTGGTACTACAAGCTGGACAGCATTGAGGAAGTGGGCCGACCGGAGATGTGGCTGAAGGCAAACCCAAACCTGGGCAAGACCGTGAGCTACGAGACTTATCAGCTGGACGTGGAACGAGCCGAAAAATCGCCCAGTGCCCGGAACGACATCCTTGCAAAGCGCTTCAATCTGCCGATGGAGGGGTACACATACTTTTTTCCGTATGAAGAGACCCTTTGCCACCGACCGAGAAGCTACTGGCAGATGCCGTGCGCCATGGGCGCAGACCTGAGCATGGGCGATGATTTTTGTGCGTTTACATTTTTATTTCCGCTTTCAAGCGGATATTTTGGGGTAAAGACGAGGGACTACATTACCAGTTACACCCTGAGCCAGCTGCCCGTGAGCCGGAGAAACCAGTACGAAGAGTTCATGAAAGAGGGAACGCTGTTTGTATTTGACGGCACGGTGCTGGACATGATGCAGGTGTATGAAGACCTTGATAACTTCGTGCAGCAGAACCAGTACGACGTGCGGGCGTTTGGCTACGACCCCTACAACGCGCAGGAATTCGTGGAGCGCTGGGGGCAGGAGAATGGCACCTTTGGTATTACGAAGGTGATTCAGGGTGCGAGGACCGAGAGCGTGCCGCTGGGCGAGCTGAAAAAGCTGAGCGAACAGCGGAAGCTGCTGTTTGACGAAAAGCTGATGCAGTTTGCAATGGGCAACTGCATTGCACTGGTGGACACCAACGGCAACCGGAAGCTTTACAAGCAGCGGCAGGACCAGAAGATCGATGCTGTGGCAGCTATGATGGATGCTTACATTGCGTGGAAGCAGAACCGGGATGCATTTGAGTGATTACAGCATCTGAAATACTGTAATTGCAATATAAACCGTAAGCAGAGTTCCCCACTACAATGACTAGACTTTTTGGTACATAAATCCGTCCTGAGTCAAATATAGCTCGGAGGGGTTCATGGGTTCATTTAGTGCATTTTTAATTACCGTAACCAGTGGACTTAGCACCTGTTTTGTAAGATTATCAGATATTTTTAGAATGCTCTTTTCGGATTGAGTAAAGGGGGCAGGATCTTTTTTGAGGAAGGCCGCCTTGTGTGCTTCTCGGATATCCTTTGCGTAAGGGCTAATGGCATCTGAAATTTTGTTTTTCGTGTGCCCCAGCAGTAGGTCTGCCTCTGCAAGAACACTTTCCAGATAAACAGCATTCCAGTTTTGTGCATAATAGACTTCCATGATAGTGCTGATTGCATAGAGCTGTGATGATAAGTCAAGGTTCTGTTTTGCAATTAGAACAGGCTCCTGATTCTTTTTAGCCTCTTTTGCATTGACCCGGTGCTCTAGTTCGGTTGTGTAAAAGTCGATGTCCGCAATCGCTCGAATCTTAGAACGCTGGATATTCGTTAGAGTAGCTATGCGCTGGGGCTCGCTTAACATGATTGTGGAATAATTTCCAACGGCATATTTCACAAATGTCAGCTCGGAAAGAAGTTCTGTGCGCTTGGAGTCCTCTAAAAAACTAAGGACATCGTCAAGTTTTCGGCTGATTTCCGACATTTTAGACGAAATATCGGAGAGAAAGTATTGCCCGGTTGCGAAAGAAGCAATGCTAAAGGCATTAAATAGGGCAACGGATGCTGGATTGATTGGATGCAAGGATGCGGTTCCACTAAAATGCGAACTAGCATCAACCACAGTCGTGGCATAGCCTCCGTTGCGAAGATGCAAGAGCACTCCCTGGACACCTTCTGGAAATTTCAAAATGTAGGTTTTGGAAGCAGTATCTGAAACAATGGCTGGGGGAAGAAGTTGAAGCAAAGAATTGGCGGTAACTCCAGTTTGCTCTGGAAACTCAACTTTTCGGAACCGTGTCTTATCACTAAAGTCAAACGGGATATCGCTTGGAACGATTTCGCAGTTGAGGTCTTTTGTAGAAAGCAGTTCGTTACTGGCCATAATGACAGCCTCCTCGTAGTTTGTGAATCTATCATACAGCAGATAATCTATATTTGCAAGGAGCAGTCGAAAAAAGAAACAATGAAATCGCTTTCAATAGAGGATTTCTTATTAGAGAGGAGGTGATTATATGCACAGCTATAACGATGAACTCTACCATTGGGGCATCAAGGGCATGAAATGGGGCGTGCGTCGATATCAAAATAAAGATGGGACTCTGACTGCGGCAGGACGAAGCCGATATGTAGGGAGTAACGCTGAAGGAACAGATGAAAAGTCACAAAAGAGAGTTGGGCTTTCAGACAAACAAAAAAGGGCGTTGAAAATCGGCGCAGCGTTAGCGGTTGCTGCATTGGGAACGTATGGCGGGTATCGCTTGGCAAAGTCTGGCAAGTTAGAGCCATTTGTTGCTGCAGGCAAACAAAAAGCTGCTGAACTTATGGAAGAGGCGGGAAAAGAGCGGAGTTCAACTCCTAAAACTCATGCACATTCAGACTATACGCGAGCGCATGAGAAAAAGAGTGTTCGAGTGCTGAGCGATGAAGAACTTAATGCTAAAATTAACCGGTTGCAAAAAGAAAAGCAGTATGAATCACTGATTGCTACTCCGAGCAATGTGAAAAAGATGCTTGCGACAGCCGGAACGGCCGCATCAGCATTAGGAACCATAAGCACATTGTACAACAACTACAACGCTGTGGCAAAAATCGGAAAAAATCTTATTGCCTCAAAGAAAATCCAGAATCGTATGAGCACGATGAAGGTTCACTCAGAATAAGAAAGGCATCTATGAGAAGTGAAGCAACGATTGGCTCCCGCCTGAAACGGGCGTGGAACGCCTTTACGAACCAGGACCCTCCCGGGAAGAACTACTATGGCGGAGGGAGCAGCTACCGGCCTGACCGGGTACGGCTGAACCGTGCGAATGACCGCACGATCATGACCGCCATATACACCCGCATTGCCATGGACGCAGCGGGCATCACAATAAACCACGTAAGGCTCGATGAAAACGGACGCTACGACGAAACCGTTGATTCGGGCCTTAATTGCTGTCTGAACCTTTCCGGCAACAAGGACCAGACCGGCAGGGCGCTGCGGTATGACATGTTCCTCTCTGTACTGGACGAGGGCGTGGCAGCGCTGGTGCCGGTGGACGTGGATGTGGACGAAGAGACCGGCAAAGAAAAGATCCTTTCCATGCGGGTGGCAAAGGTGAAGGAATGGTACCCCGATGATGTGCGGCTGGAAGTGTATAACGACCAGACCGGACAGAAAGAGGAGATCACCCTGCCGAAAGCAGAAGTGGCCCTGATCGAGAACCCGTTCTATGCCGTGATGAACGAGCCGAACGGCACCATCCAGCGCCTTGTCCGCAAGCTGAACCTGATGGACGTGGTGGATGACCAGCTGGGGTCTGAAAAGCTGGACCTCATCATCCAGCTGCCATATGTAGTGCGCAACGAAATCCAGAAAAAAAGAGCGGACGACCGGAGAGCCGAGATTGAGCGGCAGTTGACCGGCTCTAAATACGGCATTGCCTATACCGATGGTTCGGAACACATTACGCAACTGAACCGCAGCCTTGAAAATAACCTCCTGAAAACCGTGGAATACCTGACCAACATGGCATACAGCCAGTTAGGCATTACCCCGGAGATCATGAACGGTACAGCAAGCGATGCGGTGATGACGAACTATGAGAACCGTACCATTGAGCCCCTTGTGGCAGCAGCCGTAGACGAGCTGAAGCGAAAGTTTTTGACCGAAGAGGACCGGAAGGAAGGCCGCGAGAGTGTGCTGTACTTCCGCGACCCGTTCAAGCTGGCACCGGTGAGCGCCGTTGCCGAGATGGCGGACAAGTTTACCCGCAACGAGATCCTGACGAGCAACGAGTTCCGGCAGCTGCTGGGAATGAAGCCCTCGAAGGACCCGAAGGCGGACGAACTGCGGAACAGCAATATATCGCAATCCGATGCGGAAATTGCTGAGAGAAACAAAACGATCACGGCTGGAAAGGAAGCCGTAGAAAGGAGTATGGCAAATCAAAATGGCGAAGTTTGATTATGACTGCAGCGGCTGGGCCACGAAGGCAAAGACCAAGTGCTATGATGGCCTGACCATTGCGCCGAATGCGTTCCAGGAATGCGACGGCAAAGTTGTGACCATGGTGTACAACCATGACCATGACAACCTGGAAAACGTCCTTGGCCATTGCCTGCTGGAGAACCGGCCCGGGGGCATGTATTGCTACGCAAAGTTCAACGATACGGATACTGGCCGGACCGCGAAGGCCTGCGTGGAAAATGGCGACCTGAACGCTTTTTCCATCTATGCAAACTGCATTAAGAAGACCGGAAACACTGTCCAGCACGGCATTATTCAGGAAGTGAGCCTTGTGCTGGCAGGCTGCAACCCGGGTGCGCTGATCGACGAGGTGGTGAAGCACAGTGCCGACGAGGACTACGAGGGCGGCGAAGCATTCATCTACACAGACGGCGGCCTGAGCATTGCCCACGGACTGGACCCAGACGGTGAACCGCTGGACGACCTTGTACACAGCGGCGATGCAGCGACCGACGAAGCAACACAGGAGGAAGCCGAGATGGCGGACGAACAGAAGGATGGCAAGACGCTGAAAGAGGTGTACAACAGCATGACACCCGAACAGCAGGAGTGCTGCCATGCACTGATGGGCATGGCCCTGGAAGAGCGTGACGGCGAAGAGACTGACGATGAGGAGGAAGAAACCGTGAAGCAGAACGTATTTGAGAAGGACACGAAGGGCACCGTGCTGAAGCACAGCATCGACGAGATCAACAAGGTGGTGAAGACCGCCAAGACCTGCGGCACCATGAAGGCCGCTTTTGCAAATGCCGGCATTGAGGACAGTGAGGTGGACGCTTTGTGCCACGGCATTGACAACATCGACTGGCTGTTCCCGGAAGATCACCTGCTGGACACCCCGCCCCGCATCATTGATAAGCCCGACGACTGGGTGAGCGTGGTGATGGGCGGCGTGAAGCACATCCCGTTCAGCCGCTTCAAGAGCCTGTTCGCCGACCTGACCGAGGACGATGCACGTGCCAAGGGCTACCTGAAGGGCAACTACAAGACTGAAGAGGTGTTCGGCCTGCTGCGCCGCTCCACCGGCCCGACCACGGTGTACAAGAAGCAGGAGCTGGATCGCGACGATGTGGTAGACATTGCCAGCTTTGATGTGGTGGCATGGCTGCGCAACGAGATGCGCTACAAGTTGAACCGTGAGCTGGCACTGGCCTACATTCTGGGTGACGGCCGCATGGCAGCAAGCCGTGACAAGATCGATGAGAACTGCATCCGTCCGGTGTTCAACGACGCCGACCTGTTTACCATCAAGGTGCAGGTGAAGACCACTGGCCTTTCCACCGTGGAGGACAAGTACAAGGCCTTTATCAAGCAGGCCATCCGTGCCCGCAAGGACTACCGCGGCAGCGGCACCCCGACTATGTTTACCACCGAGGATGCCCTGACCGAGATGCTGCTGCTGGAAGACGGCATGGGCCGCCCGCTGTATACGGACGAGGCCGCACTGGCCCGCAAGCTGCGTGTTGCCAAGATCGTGACCATTCCCGAAATGGAAGGCCGCAAGGGTGCCAAGGGCGGTGATCTGGCTGCTGTGATCGTGAACCTGGCCGACTATACCGTGGGTGCGGACAAGGGCGGTGCCGTGAGCATGTTCGATGACTTTGACATCGACTTCAATGCACAGAAGTACCTGATCGAGACCCGCTGCTCCGGCGCACTGACCAGCCCCTACAGCGCTATGGCCATTGAGTGGGCTGCATGAGAGACTCCTTCAGTCTCACAGTCCACCTGACGGCGGCGCTGTTCGTCAGCTCCCTCATTGAGGGAGCCTTTTTCAAAGGAAAGGATGATAGAAAATGCTGAACAAGCTCTATGAGCAGGGCAAGGACCTGCACGTTGCAAACTATGTGGCCTATGGCAAGACCGCTGACCACAAGCTGTATGCCGACGAAGGATATAAGGAGACCGCGACCAAGGCCGAGATCGAGGATGCCTTCGTGAAGGGCCGTCTGGTGATCGTGGAGGGCGCAAACTATCTGGTGCCTGTGGCCTTTGGTGTGACCGGTGTGATCACCGTTGTGGCCGGTGAGACCGTGAAGACCCAGGCATGGGCTGCTTCTGCCGAAAAGTAAGCAGAAAATTCAAAATGGAGTGAAAGTGCTATGAGCAAGTGGTTTGGGAAGCTTGGTTTCGTGGAGACCAAGGAGACAGAGCCGAGTGTGTACTCGGAGATCGTGACAGAGCGTGACTGTTACGGCGACCTGACACGGAACATGCGCAGGTTACAGTCCGGCGACAAGGTGAACGACGATATCAGCCTTGCGAACACGTTAAGCGTCATTGCCGACCCGTATGTTCAGGAGCACTTTTGCAATCTCCGGTATGTGACGCTTTACGGCGGAAAATGGAAGGTGACGGACGCGAGCGTGGAGTACCCGCGCATCGTGCTGACGCTGGGAGGGTTATGGCATGGCAACAAAACTGAGTGAAAGACGCTCCGGGCTGGATGCGCTTTTGCGCAGCATCGTGAAACAGCGGTGCGGCAGTGAAAACGTGTACTACCAGCCGCCTGCAAACCTGCGGATGAAATACCCTTGTATCTGCTACAAGCTGGAAAAGATCCGCAGCCCGAAGGCTGACGACCGCGTATACCGCCAGACCTTCCATTATTCTGTTACCGTGATCGACACAAAACCGGACAGCGAAATGACGGCGGCCATGGGTTTGCTTGCAAAGGCTTCTCATGACCGCCATTTTATTTCGGACAACTTATACCACGACGTATTCAGCGTGTGGTACTGATACCTATTTATAAAGGAGGACAAAACCTATGGCAAGAGCAAAATGGGATGTGGATGGCACCCGCAAGTTCCATGCTGGTGTTTCCCACGGTATGGTGTACCCCAAGGCAGACGGCGAAGGCACGGCTAATGGCGCTGCATGGAATGGCCTGACCGGCGTGACCGAGAGCCCCAGCGGCGCAGAACCCACTGACCTGTGGGCTGACAACATGAAGTATGCCCGCCTGATCTCCGGCGAGGACTACAGCTTTACCGTTGAGGCCTACATGTATCCGGAGGAGTTTGAGCCCTGCGATGGTCTGGCTGCCCCGGTGAAGGGCATCCGCATCGGTCAGCAGAAGCGCAAGGCCTTCGGCTTCAGCTGGCAGACCAAGGTGGGCACCGACGATGATGCCGACAAGGGCTATATCATCCATGTGGTGTGGAACGCTACCGCACAGCCCAGTGAGAAGAGCCACGAGACCATGAATGACAGCCCGGACGCCGAGACCTTCAGCTGGGAGTGCGACACCGTGCCCGTGAACGTGACCGGCTATAAGGATGTCGCCGTGATGGAGTTTGACAGCACTGTGCTGACGCCTGCCCAGATGAAGGCCGTGGAAGACCTGCTGTACGGCACCGACAGCGAGGATGCAAAGCTGCCTACCCCGGACGAGCTGATCGCTGCAGTAAAGGCTGCTGTGTAAAAACACCCTTTCAGCGCGCAGTCCGGCATTTGCCGGTGCTGCTTGCAGCTCTCCAGAAGGGGCGAGCTTTGCTGAGAGGAAAAAATCAAAATGAACCGATAAGGAGAGATTAAGATGCTGAAAAAGACCATTTCCTATACCGACTATGACGGTACTAAGCGCACCGAAGACTTCTACTTCAACCTGTCCATGGCCGAATTGACAGAGATGCAGATGAGCGTGGAAGGCGGTATGAGGGGCTACATCCAGCGCATTATGGCAGCCAATGACCAGACTGCGCTGATGAAACTGTTCAAGGACGTTCTGCTGCTGACCTACGGTAAGAAGAGCGATGATGGCCGTCTGTTCCTCAAGAATGATGCCATTCGTGCAGAATTCGAGGCAAGTCCGGCTTTCAGCGCAATTTACATGGAGCTGATGTCCGATGCGCAGAAGGCGGCAAATTTCATCAATGGTCTGATGCCTGCTGACCTGCGCAATCAGAACCCGGCTATGGAGATGGCCGCAACCGCAAGCGCTGCGCCTGCACTGAGCGTGGTATCGGAACAGGGCTGATAAGCTCTGATATTTTGCCGCTTTGGCGGAGAGAGGCTGCGCCGGGAAATTTCCGGGCAGCCTTTATTTTTTTTTACTCCTTCAGGCGCTGACGCGCCAGCCCCTCTAAGAGGGAGCCTTTTAAAGGAGCACATTTAAGAGTACAGGGAGAGTGAAAGAATGCTGGAGCTGCATATTCCCGGTGGAGAACGCTGGGATGAACGAATCAACCAGTTTGCATACGATAAACCGGTGGCGCTTCGACTGGAGTACAGTCTGCTCTCCCTGTCTAAATGGGAAAGCAAGTGGCACAAGCCGTACTTGGACGAAAACGTGAAGAAAACACGCGAAGAAACGCTTGATTTCGTCCGATGCATGACTCTGACAAAGGGCGTGGACCCGACCGTATACACAAGACTGCGGCGGGAAGACTGGCTGGCCATTCAACGATATATGAGCGACCCGATGACGGCCGCGACCTTTAAAGACCGCAAAGGCGGCAAGAAGCGCGCACGCTACCAGACGGCAGACCTGTTTTATGCCGCCATGGCAAGCTACGGCATCCCATTCGAGTGCGAAAAGTGGCACCTGAACCGGCTTTTGGCGCTGATCCGGGCCTGCGGTGAAGAGAACCTGCCGCCCGAGAAGATGGGCAGACACGAGCAGGCAGCGCATATCCGGGCGCTGAATGCACAGCGCAGGGCGAAGTTTCACTCGAGGGGGTAAGAGCTTTTGAGCAAGGTAATTGAGATCCGGCAGAAAGGCGACTTTAAGAAAAGCCTGACCTTTTTCAGCCACATCAAGAGCTGGAGTGTGCGACCGATCCTTGAGAAATACGGAAAGCTGGGCGTAGAACGGCTTGCGGATGCCACCCCGAAAGCCACCGGAAAGACGGCGGCAAGCTGGAGCTACGAAATCAAGATGGACAAGAGCGGGGCCACACTTTGCTGGAAGAACGGCAACATTGTGGACGGAGTGCCCATTGCGGTGATCTTACAATACGGACACGGCACAAGAAACGGAGCCTATGTGCAGGGAGTAGATTACATTAACCCTGCCTTGGCTCCGATTTTTTCTGCTCTGGCCGATGAATTGTGGAAGGAGGTGCGAAATCTTTGAGTAAAGAAGTAGATGAACGCGTCGTAGAGATGCGGTTCAATAACGCATTGTTTGAAAGCAAGGTTCAGCAGACAATGCGGAGTTTGGCGGCACTCAACGAAAAACTGATGTTCAAAGGAGCGGAAAAAGGCTTTGAGAAAGTCTCAGATTCATCAGAGAAGGTAAAATTCAATGCATTGTTGAATGCTCTGGACAATCTGAGCCAAAAATTCTCGGCTGTCGAGGTGATTGGCGTAACTGCGCTGATGCGGATTACAAATCAGGCAGTTGATGCTGGTGAGCGGCTTGTCAAAGCATTATCGCTTGATCCTATTATCAGTGGCTTTCAGGAGTATGAAACGCAGATCAATGCAGTTCAGACGATTCTTGCCAACACATCAAGCAAAGGCACTACGTTGGACCAAGTCAATGCTGCACTAGATGAGCTGAATCACTATGCCGACCTGACGATTTACAATTTTACGGAAATGACCCGTAATATTGGTACGTTTACAGCGGCAGGCGTTGATTTGGATACTTCCGTTTCAGCTATTAAGGGCATTGCAAACCTTGCAGCTGTATCGGGCTCGACCAGCCAGCAGGCTAGTACCGCCATGTATCAGCTCTCACAGGCACTCGCATCCGGTACTGTGAAATTACAGGATTGGAACTCCGTAGTCAATGCTGGTATGGGCGGTCAAGTGTTTCAGGATGCCTTGAAAGAAACTGCTCGTGTGCATGGTATTGCCATTGATAGCATGATAAAAAAGGAAGGTTCCTTCCGTGAGACCTTATCCAAGGGGTGGCTGACTTCGTCTATTCTGACTGAAACTCTTCAGAAGTTCACTGGCGATCTCAATGAGGAAACCTTGAAGTCCATTGGATACACCGATGAGCAGATCAAGAAAATCATGGAGATGGGCAAGACTGCAAATGACGCTGCAACAAAAGTCAAAACGTTCAGTCAGCTGAAAGATACTTTGACCGAAGCGCTACAGTCTGGATGGACTCAGACATGGCAAACGATTATTGGTGACTTTGAAGAGGCGAAAGAGCTTTTCACAAGATTCAGTGACGTCTTTTCAGATCTTATCAACAAATCGTCTGAAGCCCGTAATACGGTATTGGCAGGAGGTCTGAATAGCGGTTGGCAGCAATTGAATACCGCATTGGGCGACAGCGCTGACTTTTATAGTCAGATGCTGGAAAAAGTCATGCTTGCAAACGGTTCAATCAGTCAAAAACAGATTGATGATGCCGGAAGTTTTGTCAAGGCTTTGCAGCAGGGAGGTGTTTCCGCTGAGCAGCTTCAAAATGGGTTGAAAGAATCGTACAAGCAGCTTTCAGTACTGGGAGCTTTGAGTGACGATGCTTTAAAAGCCAAAAAACTCGATCCTGCTCAGGTGAGGTCTCTGGCAAAGAGCTTTGAGGAAGTTAACCAGAAGGTTGCAGACGGTAGCCTGGATCTTGATATTTACTCCAAGAAAATCGGTGAGCTCTCCGGTCGGGAGCATCTGATCGAGTCCATTTGGAATGTTTTTGAGGCACTTGAAAAAGTTGTGGAGCCGGTAGCACGCGCCTGGCAGAAGATATTCTCGCCCATCACGGCCGATCAGATCTACAACATCGCAAAGTCAATTGACGAGTTTACTGCAAAGCTCAGCATCAGTGACGAGACAGCCGATAAAATCGAACGAACATTCAGTGGTATTTTTGCTGTGCTGAATGTTTGGAAAAATGTGCTTTTAACCGTTGGTAAGGTTCTGGGGGAGGTATTCAATGCTGTATCTCCACTTGCTGGCGGCTTTTTAAGTATTACCGCGTCATTGGGCGATTGCTTGGTTAAGATGGCCAATGCGGTCAATAACTCTAAGACGTTTAAGACGACACTGGATGGTATTCACTGGATTATCGGAAAGGTGTCTGAAGGGATGCAGACCTTTGCAGGGGTACTGACTGATGTATCGAATAACGTCTCTGTCGTGTTCGACCCGTTAAAGACCCTTGGCGAGTGGTTTGAAAATTTTATTTCTTTCATCACACCAAAGCTGAAATGGCTTGCTGATAAAATCGGGGAGATTTTTGAAGAACTGGGAAGCGGTGCATCCGGTGCTTTTGGCAATCTGAATGGCAATGCACTTTGGGGTTTTGCGAATGCTGGAATGATTGCCGGGCTCATTGCAGGCATTAAGGGCTTTCTGGAAGCTTTTAAAGATATCGGCTCTACCGTTAAAGACACAATCGGGGGTGTGGCAGAACTTCTTAACAAGTTAGGAGAAGCTGTCACTGCATGGAAAAACAACAAGAACGCAGAAACGCTCAAGACAATTTCGACCGCTGTGGCAATTCTTGCGGGGTCACTTGTTGTGCTTTCGATGGTGAAGCCAGAACGGTTGGCTGCATCTACGGGAGCGATGATTGCACTGTTTGCTGAACTGCTTGTGGCGCTTGCAATTTATGACGAAATTGCGAAAAAAACCAAAAAAGTTGGCAAAGGCACCAGTTCAATGGTCGTTATGGCAGCAGGTGTTCTGATTCTTACGTCTGCGCTGAAGAAGATTTCTGAAATTGAAACCGGAAAGCTTCTGACTTCAGTTATCGCATTGGGCGCGGTGATGGCAGAACTGGTTGCTGCACAAGTTGCAATTTCAAAATGGGCAAAAGATGGTGCTAAGCATGCCATGAGTATGCTTGCAATGGCTGCGGCAGTTCATGTCCTTGCAGAAGCAGTAGAACAGTTGGCTGACCTTGGCTGGGATGGCATTGAGAAGGGTCTTATTGCCGTAGCAGGACTGCTGGCGGAAGTTGCTGCGTTTTCGGGGCTGAGTAATTTTGGCGGACTGACGGCAGGAAAAGCAGTGGGAATTTTGATCCTGGCAGCAGCACTGAGTGTGTTGGAAAAATCAGTGTCAGCATTCAGCAAGATGCCGGTAGACGAACTCCAGAATGGAATTGGTGTACTGGGTGCGATTCTTGGCGAAATTGCGGTTTTCAGCATGTTGTCCAACCCGGCAGAACATGTGCTTTCAACAGCAACTGCCTTAACTATTTTGTCCGGAGGACTGCTGATTCTATCCAATGCTCTGGCAAACCTCGGCGGCATGACACTTGGTCAGATCGGCGTGGCACTGGCAGCAATGGCAGGCGGACTGATTGAAATGGGTGTCGCACTGACTCTTGTAAAAGGCTCTCTTGGCAGTGCAACCTCGTTTCTTATTATGTCGGTTGTGTTGAATGCTCTCGTTTCTCCGCTGAAATCTCTTGGCGAAATGTCACTTGAAGAGATCGGGCATGGATTACTCGCAGTTGGTGGGGCACTTGGCATTTTCGCGATTGCTGTTGGAACAATGTCGCTTGCAGGTCCAATCGTCATTGCTGTTTCTGCAGCTCTGAGTTTGCTGGCAGGAAGCTTTGCATTGCTGCTTGGAACGATGGCAGCAGTAAGCCTAATGCCTCTTCGGATGGAAGCACTTGTCGTGGCACTTGGAACGCTTGGCTCTGCAATTGGCGTTTTTATCGCTGGAGTAATCGCAGGGCTTGGAACAGCAGCTGGAAGCATTGCTATTGCAATCGCTGAAATTATTGTAGCGGTATGCAACGCAATTGCACAGGCCGTTCCTGCAATCGGCAATGCACTTGCTCAGCTCATCGTGGCCATTTGCAATGTCATCGTACAGTGCAGTGAGCCTATTGGACAGGCTTTGTTTACGCTGGGCACTGTAGTGATCCAGACCATTATCGATCTGATCGCATGGGCATGGGATGGTGGCGGTGAGGGAGGCGGCATCAAAGGTGCACTGAGTGAACTGCTGGGAAATATTGTTGCATGGCTTTCGGAACATCTCAATCCGATAAACCTGTTTGGCGGCTTGCTTGGCACAATTTCGGGCTTCTTTGGCAAAATCGGAGAATATATGTCTCAGGGACTTGCTAATGGCCTGAATACTGGAGCTTCAGTGCAGATTGCAAACAACGGTGTTCAGACTCTGTGCAATAAGGTGAAGGATTTCTTTCGGAATGCGTTTGGAATAAATTCGCCTTCGACCTGGATGAGGGAGCTCGGCCAGTGGTTTGCACCGGGTCTTATAAATGGACTGAATGGAACAGCATCTATTGCGAAGCTGAATGCTGGAACCAAGGTATTTGGTGAAAATGTAAAATCTGGACTTTCCGGTACGTTTGATGGTTTGAACAGTTGGATGTTCAACAAAGGCAGCGATGCAGCCAGCAGTTTCTATAACGGACTGGGCGCGGCGAAGAACGTCCGAACTGGTTCCAAAGACGACTGGTTTGACGAGTGGTATGAAAAAGAGATCAGCAAGTACCGGAATGTGACTCCGAATACCGTGGCAGATGATGCTGCGGAAGATATTCTTGGAACACTTTTTGGGTCTGGAGATACGAGCCCCACCGGTTCTGGCGGTACAACCACTGGCAAGATCAAAAAATCCTCCGGCTCCGGCACGAAGAAGACCGTGGCCCAGCAGATCGAGGAAAAGTACAAGCCGAAGCTGGAAGCAAACAAGGCGGCACGGGAAGCACTGGACAGCGAGTACGAGCTGTGGCAGACCGAGAACCAATACAGCGCGGACGAGGACACGCTGCTGGCGAAGAAGATGGAGAACGCGGCGGCAGAAATTGCGAACCAGACCGACCGGGTGGCCATTGCACAGGCAAAGTACGACGAAATGCTGAAGCGCTGGGGCGCGGACAAGACCGAGACCAAGGAAGCCTACGCCAGCCTGCTGAGCGAAAAGACCAGCCTTGCGAAATTGCAGGCAGACCAGTACACCGGCCTGTTTGAAGATATCACGAAGCGGTATGACACCGACCTTGGTACACTGGAAAAAGAGTACAGCCTCTGGACGGCCCAGAACAGCAACACTGCCTCAAAGCTGGATAAGATCGACCGGGAGACCGAGTATCAGAAGAACGAGTTGGAGCTGAAGCAGAAGAAGGAAGCCAAGGCGAAGGAGCAGTGGGAGACCCTGCGGAAGGAATACGGCGAAAGCGACCTGCGCACAAAAGAGGCCTGGAACGACTATCTGGACGCGCAGACCGAGAGTTTGCAGCTTCAAAATGACATTGCAAAGCAGTCGCTGAACAAGCTGGATGCGCAGCTTTCCATCATCAAGGACGAACAGAGCCGGATGCAGAGCCGCATGGACCTGCTGACAAGCATCTACGACGATGGCAGTCTTGCAGACCGTGCAGAGGCCTACAAGCAGGCCGTGGAAGAATACGGCGAGAACAGCGCTGAGGCAAGAAAAGCAAAGTATCAGGGTATTACTACCAGCATCCTCGGCACAGTGGAAGCACTGCAGAACATGAATGCCGAGCTGGAAAAGACCCGACTCATCCAGCAGCAGCTGGCGGACGGCAAAGACCTGAATGGCAATCCGCTGAGCAAAGACGATGTGAACGACCTGAAGGACCAGCTGCTCTCCTCCCGCAGTTCTATGGTGAGCTTTGCAGGGGCACTGGCAGATGCCATGGGCCTTGAGGACAGCGCCAAAAGCGCGGTGGTAAAGCTTGCCAATGCCATCCAGAAGAACTGGGTGCCCATCAGCAATGCGTGCAGCGAGGTGTGGACGAAGGTCTCCGGAGCCATGGGCGAGGAGATGACGAATACCCTGAGCACCGTATTCAAGGCGGCATTCAGCGAGGAAGGCATGGAGATCGGGACGGAATTCGTCTCGGCCATTGCATCCGCCATGCAGGGAGACTACGCTGGTGCCATCATTTCGGCGGCAACGGGACTGATCGATCTGCTGTTTACGGAAACCGGAAAGCAGCTGACCGGCGGAGCAGGAGACATGCTGCTGAAGCTGTTTTCCGGAATTCAAAATGGAGACCTTGCGGGAAAGCTTGCCAACATTGGGACAGCCGCGGCAAATGTCGGCAATTCCCTGAGTGGACTGCTGCCCATGCTGGGACAGCTGGGAACGACCGGAGCCGGTGCAGGAATGGCAGTTGGCGGCATTGGCGAAGCACTGGGCGGGCTGGGTGCTTCCATACTGGCGGTGCTGCCGGAACTGCTGATTGTGGTGGGCATTATTGCAGCCATCGCGGCACTGATCGGCGGTATTGCGTGGTTTATCAGCAGCCGGAAGAAGGAAAAGGCCACCGGCGCAAAGGACGTTGGCTCGGAGATCGATAAGGGCATCAGTGATGGCGTGAAGGAAGATGCGCCCATTGTGGACGATGCCGTGAGCGACATGACCGAGAACGCCATGGATATTGCGAAGGGTTCGCTTGGGACCATCAGCAAGGTGATGGGCGACGACTACGAGTACACGCCCCAGATCGTGCCCGTGGTGGACCTGACCAACGTGCTGGAAGGTGCGGACGAGATCGACAATGCCTTTGCGGCGACAAAATCGCTGAGCCTTGACGGAGACGTGAGCCGGAACCTTGCAGACAAGATCGATGCCGAAGTGCAGCTTCAAAATGGACTGAAGAGCGCCGGAAATGAGGACACGCTGCGTGCCATCAACGCACTGGCCGGGCACATGGACGGCGTGGCCGAGAGCATCAAGGGTATGAGCGTGACCATCAACGGCAGAAAGGCCATTGGCTACATAGACGACCGGATGGGCCGGCTGACCGCAGCGAAAGTGAAGTGAGAAAATGGCGATCATCAAAGAACTGAACCCCGGCGATACCCTGAAAGTGTACGAGGACGGCATTGCAGCAGAGTTTGTGGTGGCCCAGCACAACTACGAAAAAGACCTGAACGGCAAGGGTAAGACCATGCTGATGCGCACCACCCTGCTGAAAGACGCAGTACAGTGGGGCAACAACGAGAAAGATGTTTCGTGGAAGAACGAGCCGACCCTGCGCAACTGGCTAGAAAACACCTACGCAGCACGGTTGAGTGAGGACACGCTGAAGACCATCATGCCGGTGACGATCCGGTATGATTATGGTTCAAGTGAGAGCGGTACGCTGGAAGAACAGCGGTTCTTTGTGCCGAGGGCAGTAGACTTCAGCGGAGATACGGCGCTGTTTACTGGAATCCGAAGATTTTTTGAGGATAGTCTGAGCGGCGGAAGGGCGGATATTACCGAAGGAAGCAACATCTACGAGCTGTGGAAGTACGTGTTCAGCACGCGAAGCAGCAAAAACTACGAGGATGGCGATAACACCCGCGGAGAGGCGCTGAGCCTTTACGTGCAGCACGGCAGAGGTGCCGACCCCGGGTCACCTGGGTACATTAACACCTACTGGGATACGACAACGGGACAGTGGGGCGTTTCCAGCTCGAATATTCTCGTATGTTTCTGCGTGGATGAGAATGCCACGGTGGACGATGATGGATGCCTGACAGCCAACAGCGGGCCGGAGATCCAGAGCAATTACTTTGGCATGAACGGCGTATTTGGGCGGTGGGGAAAGTTCGGGCTGCCGTACCGCGTTTATGATGCAGATGGCGACACCATTACCGTGACCGAAAAGCTGAACGGCAAAGTGCACAGGACGTTTAGGGCAATTCAAAATGGAGTATATCGGTTTGAAATATCACAGAAAGAGCTGGAAAGCTTTGACTGGAACGCCGACTATATCCTGACGGTAGAAGCCAGCGACGGCCGGACCACTAACCGGAAAAGCTGCAAGGTGAACCGCATCCGTTCATCCGGGTACGTGGTGTACATCGGGCAGATCAAAGGCACGGCGGATGGACAGAGCTACTACTGGACAGAGCGAAACATTCTGGACGATCCGTTCAACGAGAATGCACCGGTGATCCTTGACCCGGAAGTGACACTGGAGGCCAACGAGATCAGCTCGTTTACCTTTACGGTGCCCGTCTCGAACCCGTTCTACGACAAGCTGGAGCTGAAAAAGCCGGTAGTCAGCATAGAAGAGGACGGCCGCGAGATCTTTATGGGCTATATCACTGAAATGGAAAAGAACTTTGAGCTGGACATGGAAGTGACCTGCGAGAGCGAGTTTGGATACTTGCAGGACAGAGACTGTCTGGTAGAGAACAAGTTCTACACGGCGTCCGAACTGCTGGCACTGGCGCTGACCGTGGAGGATGACCCGGAAGAACACGTCGGCTTCAAGGGCGAAGGCAAGGTGTTCCTGCCCGGAAATGTGACCATAGAAAAGCCGGAAAGCGACACGGACAAGGAGACCAAGGCCATCAGCGACTGCTGGAGCGTACTGACGAACAGCCTGACCGGAAAGTACGGCGGATATCTGCGCCTGCGCAAAGAAATCAAAATGGTGGACGGCGTGCGCGTTTACACAAGATATCTGGACTATCTGGCAAAACTGAACGACAAGACCGATCAGGTGATCGAGCTTGGAAAGAACCTGCTGGACATTTCGTACTACATCAAGGCCGGGGACATCGTGAATTCGGTGAAGGCATATGGTTGGTACAAGAGCGGATGGTTCATCTGGGAGACCACGAACCCCATCTCGCGGGAAGCGTACAACGGAGAATCCATCAAGAAGTACGGCCTGTGCCAGCGCGTCCTTGTTGTGGAAGGAACCGATTCCACGGGAGACAGCCTTTTGAAGAGGGCCACGGACGAGCTGAAAAAGTACAGCGGTTTCACCGGAAGTGTGCAGATCAACGCTGCAGACCTGTGTGATATTGGCGTGGACACCGACCGGCTGGACTTTATGAAGGAGACGTACGTGCTCGCGGAACCGCACAGCATCGATGACTGGCTGCCCTGCACGAAGGAAGTAATCCCGCTGCATGAGCTGGACCAGAAAGACTTTACCTTTGGCGCGACCACGGCAAAGCTCTCGTCTTTGCAGGCGGGCAACTTTGCAACGGCGGGCAAGGCATGGAATGCGATCCAGTCCACCATTGGATACATCAACAAGTGAGGAGGATCAATGTACCATTCTCTTATTATAAATGTAGGCGACAACTACATTGACACCTGGGACGACTGGAAGCTGATCCCTTCCTCGCGGCCGGTGATCGCACCGCCCATTGAGCGGACAAAGTTCGTGACTGTGCCTGGCAGAGACGGCGCACTGGACTACAGCCGTACCCCTGCAAACCGTCCCACCTACGATGACCGTACCGGAAAAATTGAGTTCTACCTCGAAAACGACTATGCTGGCTGGGACTGGGAGACCGCGTACACGACCATCTGCGAGACCTTGAAGGGACAGCGGGTGCGGTTTGCGCTGGAGGACAATCCCAGCCATTATTATTCGGGTCTCTTGTGGGTGGACCAGTTCAAAAGCGACAAGGGGCACTCGAAGATCACGCTGGAGTACAACTTGCACCCGACCATGTACACCCTGAAGGTGGAAGCCGTGGCGCTGAACGTATACGACCTGAAGCTGAACAGAGGCATGGAGTACCAGCTGTTGGTGGGCGTTGGGCCGACGAATACGTTCTACCGCAAGATGAACGTGACCGCGAAACCGCGGGACGTGGTGAAAATTACTCAAAATGGAACCATTCTGGCCCTGCGGAAGGGCACAGCGGTGGTGACGGCAGAGTGCGGCGGCGTGAAAGCCGAGTGTGCCGTGACGGTAGGCGCTTACGAGAGCTTTACCATTGAGCGGGCACTGGACGGCGTGAGCGAGACGAACCCGGTGGGGAGCATCGTTGCCGGCATGAGCTATCAAAATGTGTTCAACGTAGGCGACAGCAAGAAGGAAATGCTGGAACTGACCGTAGAGATGGGCGGCACGGATGTGACCGGAAGTTGTGTTGTCATGGCAGAGGACAACGCGAGCGCACAAATCAAAATGGTATCGGTGACGGGAAATATCAAGATCACAGCGCATGCTGCAGCAAAGCCGGTGGCGGCGATGCTGTGCAATGATACCCTGCCTGTGGAGGTAAAGCCGCTGAAACGGGTAGAAGGAGCATTCCGGCTTGGAAAATGAAAGGAAGGATGATATTTGAGTTTGGAAGCGTATTCCATTTTGAAAAATGGAAACGAAAAGCTCTCGGAGCATTTCAAGGTGCGCGAGTTCTACTGCCGTGACGGCAGCGACCCGGTGTTCATTGACACGGCGCTTGTGGAGGTGCTGGAGAAGATCCGTACGCACTTTGGCAAGCCTGTGACCATCACGAGTGGGTTCCGCACGGCAAGCTGGAACGCAAAGCAGAAGAATGCCGCAAAGTTCAGCCAGCATCTGTACGGCAAGGCGGCAGACATTCAGGTGCAGGGCATCAGCGTGGAGCGGGTGTATGCCTACGCGGACAGGCTGCTGGGCAACGCCGGTGGCTGCGGCATTTACCCGCCCGGTCTGGGACGCGCCAATGGCTGGGTGCATGTGGACGTGCGCAAAGCCAAGAGCCGCTGGAAGGGGTGAGCGCCGATGGAAAGCATCATTGCCGCCATCCTCAGCGGTGTTGTGACCCTGATCGGCGTGCTGATCGCAAACTCGCGTTCCAATGCCGTGATGGAATACAAAATTGAGGAGCTGACCCGGGAAGTCCGCAAGCACAACGGTTTTGCGGAGAAGATCCCGGTCATCCAGAGAGATATTCAGGTGCTGAACCACAGAATGTCCGACATCGAAGTACATGAATACGAACACGAAAGGAGCAACGTATGAATTTCAACATTACTGCAGGCACCATTGCACGTACCGCCGTTCTTCTGCTGGCTCTGACCAACCAGATGCTGAGCGCCATGGGCAAGAGCCCGCTGCCTATCGAGAACACCACTGTGGAGCAGCTGGTGACGGCTGGCATCACGACCATTGCGGCACTTGTCGCATGGTGGAAGAACAATTCCTTTACGAAGGAAGCCATTGCGGCCGACAAGGAGTATGACCGCTTGAAGGCAAAGAGCGGGAAGTAAAAATGATATTTTGGGCAGGGCAGGAGCGGAAAACGTGGTCCACACACGTATCCAACGCTGAATGTTTCTTCTGCACTGCCTGAAAATAATTCATCTGGCACTCACCGAAGGCAGGAACTGTCTGGGAAATTCAAAATGGAGTGACCGGTAAGATGAAGAAAGCCCCTGCAACGATCGTTTATGGCTCTGAGTGGGAGCCGTGAGCGAAAGTTGCAGGGACTTTTATTTTTAGCATGAGTGGAGTGCTAAAGCGGGGGTAAGAGGTTGACGGAACGTACATTATTCGTACATTTTTGAATAAATATTGCGTAGGTACGATAATAAAATGGAAAGTCACAAAATGTTAATAAAGAATTGCAAAAAAGGTCTTGATTTTTTGGGTCAAGATGAGTACAATACACTTAGCACTCAGAGAAATGGAGTGCTAAAGAACCGAAGAGCCGACACGAGGCCCTTTGGACACAGCAAAGTTTTAAATTATATTTTTACTATAGGAGGGCAAGAACTATGAAGATCATTCCTCTTGCAGACCGTGTTGTCATTAAGGCTGTTGAGGTTGAGGAGACCACCAAGGGCGGTCTGATCCTGACCGGCAGTGCTAAGGAAAAGCCCCAGGTGGCTGAGGTCATCGCTGTCGGCCCCGGCGGCGTTGTGGACGGCAAGGAAGTCAAGATGACTGTGAAGGTCGGCGACAAGGTCCTCACCAGCAAGTACTCCGGTACCGAGGTCAAGGTGGACGGCGAAGAGTGCACCATCGTCCGTCAGGGCGATATCCTGGCAGTCGTTGAGGACTGAGCGGTTTCCCCTCTGATATTTGAAAATTGAAGCTTTAAAGGAGCGATTTGATTATGGCTAAGCAGATCAAGCAGGGCGAGGATGCCCGCAAGGCACTGTGTGCCGGTATCGATACCCTGGCAAACACCGTTAAGATCACCCTGGGCCCCAAGGGCCGCAATGTGGTGCTGGGCAAAAAGTTCGGTGCACCGGTCATCACCAACGATGGCGTGACCATTGCCAAGGAAATCGAGCTGAAGGACGAGTTCGAGAACATGGGCGCACAGCTGGTGCGTGAAGTCGCTACCAAGACCAACGACGCAGCAGGCGACGGCACCACCACCGCAACCGTTCTGGCACAGGCCATGGTCACCGAGGGCATGAAGAATGTCACCGCCGGTGCAAACCCCATGGATATCCGCCGCGGCATGAGCAAGGCTGTTGCCAAGGCTGTTGAGACCATCAAGGCTCACAGCCAGAAGGTGAAGGACAGCAACGATATCGCCCGCGTCGGCACTATTTCTGCAGGCGACCCCGAGATCGGCCGTCTGATCGCCGAGGCTATGGAGAAGGTCACCTCCGATGGCGTTATCACCATTGAGGAGAACAAGACCACCGCTGAGACCTACAACGAGATCGTGGAAGGCATGCAGTTCGACCGCGGTTACCTTACCCCGTATATGGTCACCGATACCGACAAGATGGTGGCTGATCTGGACAACGCCGCTATCCTGATCACCGATAAGAAGATCAGCGTGATTCAGGATCTGGTTCCCCTGCTGGAGCAGGTCATGCAGAATGGTATGAAGCTGCTGATCGTGGCTGAGGATATCGAGGGCGAGGCTCTGTCCACTCTGATCGTCAACCGCCTGCGCGGCACCCTGAACGTCTGCGCTGTCAAGGCTCCCGGCTTTGGCGACCGCCGCAAGGAAATGCTGCAGGATATCGCAACCCTGACCGGCGGCACCGTGATCTCCTCCGATCTGGGCTATGAGCTGAAGGATGCTACCGTCCAGATGCTGGGCCATGCCCGTCAGGTGAAGGTCTCCAAGGAGAACACCACCATCGTTGGCGGTGCAGGCGATAAGGATGCCATCGCAGCCCGCATCGCTCAGATCCGCAGCCAGATCGAGGCCGCTACCAGCGATTTCGACCGTGAAAAGCTGCAGGAGCGTCTGGCAAAGCTGGCTGGCGGCGTGGCCGTCATCAAGGTCGGCGCTGCTACCGAAGTTGAGATGAAGGACAAGAAGCTGCGCATCGAGGATGCTCTGAACGCAACCAAGGCTGCTGTTCAGGAAGGCGTTGTTGCCGGCGGCGGTACTGCTCCTATCAATGCGATCCCCGCTGTGCGCGAGCTGTGCGACACGCTGGAAGGCGACGAGCGCACCGGTGCCAAGATCGTTCTGAAGGCTCTGGAAGCTCCTCTGCGCCAGATCGCTAAGAATGCCGGTCTGGAAGGCAGTGTCATCATCGACAAGATCATCTCTGCCAACAAGCCCAACTACGGCTTTGATGCTCAGAACGAGGTCTTTGTGGACGATATGATCGCTGCTGGTATCGTTGACCCCACCAAGGTCACCCGTTCCGCTCTGGAGAACGCAGCCTCCGTCGCTGAGATGGTGCTGACCACCGAAAGTCTGGTCGCTGATCTGCCGGAACCCCCTGCTGCACCCGCTGCTGCAGGCGGTGACATGGGCGGTATGTACTAATAACTGCCTAAGAACCGCATGAATCCTTGATTTTTGGAGCGCGCAAAAGCGGATTTACGCCAAACTTACGCCACTTACGCCAAAAATCAAAGCGCACTATAGGGTAACAAAATCGGCACTCGCTGAAAAGCGGGTGCCGATTTTTTTGTCTAGGGGATTTGAAGACTCATAAAAATCCACTGATGGATTCTGCGAGCGGCAGACTGTCAGCGGCTTTATTGTTGACGAAAAACAAAGGTAGGGATACAATAATAAAAAAGAATGTAAAACCGGAAGGGAGCGTGCCGCCGTGGAAAATCAGAGGGACTTCTGCACAGAATGCCGCAGAGAAACGAGCTACACCCTGAAGAAAATCAAAATCAACCAGACCATCCGGGAAAAGGAGTATACTTTTGAAATCACGGCTGCTTTCTGCAACAAATGCGGCGGCGAAATGGGCTAAAGAAGCATACTGCAACAATGATATAAAGTAGTTTCTTTTCGTGTGAGGTGAAATCAATGAATGCTGACTATGTTGAAAATATCATTCGAAATATTGATAAGCAATCTTATAAATGTATCTTAGTTGATGGCGCTTGGGGAATTGGTAAGTCCTACATGGTAAGAAAAGCACTGGAGGATATGAAGGATAGGACGTGCTTTATCTCACTTTTTGGAATGGATGATGTTCAAAAAATATACCATGAAGCTTTTTTTCAGTTGGCGTTGCGTACCTCTCGTGGAGGAAAAATTGCAAATGGTGCGAAAGGGGTAGCAAAAGCAGCTGGTAATTTCTGTGCGGAGATAACAAAATTGAACGGTGCGCTTGCACAAGCAATATCTGAACGAGAATTGTTTGCGGTTACGGCGAGCAATTTTAAAAAGAACAGAATTATCGTCATTGACGATTTGGAACGTCGAAAGGCTGGATTGGATTTAGAGGAACTCTTTGGAGTGATTGAGGAACTAAAGCAGTCCAACTATATTAAGGTTATTCTTATTGCCAATTCAAATGAAATTCATGAAAATGAAAGAACTACGTTCAATAAGTACAAAGAAAAAACTATTGATCGTATCTTTGAGGTAACGGAACACTCGGCATCGATTAAGTGGGGGGTGTATGGAATAGATGGAGAATTTATTGATGTCTTTTTGATGCGTCATAAAGCAAAAAATTTGAGAACATTGCAAAAGGCTCAGAATTTTTATAATGATGTGAAACAGTACTGCTTGAAAATAGAAAATGAACAATTTATGAATGAAGTGAAGATGCTCTGCTTTGCTGTTGTTGTAGAAGATGTAGATAAGTTATACTATAAAAACGATTCAACAGAGAAAGAGAATACTAACAGTAGATACCGGAAAGATGGCCATATCTTGAGCGATGATTTAAATGTCCGCCTTGCAAACTATGGATATCTTCAATCTAGTGGCGCATTATTGGATGATATCTACAACTACTTTAAAAGCTCTAAGATGCTTAGTGAAGAAACACTTCAAAAACATTATCAAAAATTTAAGGAAGCCGGTAATAAAGCAAATTATTACAAAACTGATGAGGAGATAGAGACTTACATTCAAAGTTGGAAAGTAAAGTTGAGCGAGGCATCAAATAGTGTGGAACTAACAAGATTTGCAGGTGATTATGACTATTGGTTTCAAGTTTTGGAAAAAGACGATAGTGAACTGGTCGAATGTTACCAAGAACTTCTGAAAGATATGTTTTTGCAAGAAAGTAGAAGTAAAGAAAGAAATCCAGTGGACTATTATAACAGCAATGAATTTCATCGTGCAACAAAAACAGTCCGGGACATATATGATAAAATACTTGAGCAAACGAAAAAAGAAATCATAAAAAGCTATGTTGAAAGCCTTTGTAATAATATAGATGATGAAACGGCATTAAGATATTCATATTGGCTTAGGACGTGGTATACGAGTTCAACACGGATGCGTCGATATGTTGATGAAGTGATTGATCTCTTATATCGAAAAGAAGCATTTCCCATTGATAATATAACGCAGACTAAAATGTCAATCTGCTATAATGTTTTAACTGTTTTATATTTACATGACAAAGAAAAACTTGAGAATCTCTATCATGATTTAAAACCTAGCTTTAGCAAAATGGGAGTAAGACGAACTGATGATCTCTTGAAAGAAATTAGAGAAGATAATTAGTAGGCCAATCATAGTATAAAAACAGCCGCCCAGCGACCTTACGGTCTCGCTGGGCGGCTTATTTTTTGCGTTTCCAGAGCAAATATTCTTCGTAGCGGTGCATCTCTTTCTGTTCTTCTTCGGTCAGGCGCTGGCGCTGTTTGCGAGCCTCGTCCGAGGGGTCAATATCGGTCAGGCCCAGCAGGTAGTCGGCGGAGGTGCCATAACGCTTGCAGAGTGCAATCAAAACTTCATGGCTGGGAGATGCTTTGTCGCGTTCCCATGTGCGGACGGTAGGCACTGAAACATGAAATGCTTTTGCTAAATCTTCTTGCGTTTCACCGTTTAATTTGCGTAACTCCGCGAGCCGTTCGCCAATCATCCTAATCCCTGCCTTTCTTTGCTATCAGTATAAATAATATTGTCGCTTTTGACAAAAACCGATAATCCCGTTGTCAGTTTTGCTTAAAAGTGATAATATTATTATCATAATAGTGCGAAAGTGATAAGAATGCTGACACTTCCGCCGCAACGCTAAGGCAAAGCGAGGGAATCCCCGTTGGAACAACTGATCGACTTTCACGCACCGGAAGTGCAGGCGGTGCTGGATACGCTACTAAAAGATAAATCCACCGGTAAAAATATCATCTGGGCCACCGACCCGCCGGAGGAGCTGCAAACGGTGATGTACGAACCTGTCACGGATAAATCCCAGATCACCACCCAGCAGCTCGGGCTGACCCACTACGAGGTGGTGCTGCCCCGGATGATGAAGCAGACCGACACCCAGCAGCAGCGCACTCGCAAAAAAGGCGAAGTATTCTCGCCCGCATGGGTCTGCAACAAGATGAACAACGCACTGGATGCCGACTGGTTCCGTGGGCTGGGGGCAGAGGAGACCGCTGGGCAGTTCACGGTGGAGCTGCCCCAAGGCTGGCAGACGGTGGAAACGCCGGTGCAGTTCCCGGCTTGCGGGGGCAAGACCCCGGCATGGGTGCAGTATGTGCAGAGCCGCCGCTTGGAGGTGACCTGCGGCGAAGCCCCCTTTCTGGCGTCCCGGTACGATGCCGCCACCGGCGAGATGATCCCGGTAGCCCGGCGCATTGGTATTCTGGACCGCAAGCTGCGTGTAGTAAGCGAGAACGCCGCCACAGAGGACGAGTGGCGCAAATATGCCACCCATGCGGTGCAGTCCACCTACGGCTACGAGTATCAGGGCGATAACCTTTTGCTGGCGAGGGTTAACCTGCTGCTGACCTATGCAGAGCATCTGCAAGCCCGCTGGCAGCGCAAGCTCACAAAAGAGGAGTTACAGCCTATCGCCAACATCATCAGCTGGAACCTGTGGCAGATGGACGGCTTGCACCTCTCTGTGCCCGGCGGCAAGCCTCAGCCGGAGGCAGAACAGCTTGACCTCTTTTCCATGTTCGGGGCGGCAGAGCCGCAGCCGCCCACGGTATCCTGCAAAGTGAAAAACTGGCGCAAGGGCAGCCATGGAACCGCCCAGAACTTTGAAACCATTCAGGAAGGGAGTACCAGCATGAAGTTTGATTATGTTATCGGAAACCCGCCGTATCAGGAAGTTGATGGAGGTTCAGGCGCAAGCGCAACGCCGGTATATAACAAATTCATTGAGGAAACAAAGACATTGAATCCAACGGCAATGTCTTTTATCATTCCAGCAAAATGGTATTCTGGTGGTAAAGGGTTGGATAAATTTCGAGAGCAGATGTTAAACGACAAACGAATGGCAGTACTCGTTGACTATCCTAATTCGCTGGATGTTTTTCCGAATGTGGATGTTGCTGGTGGTGTATGCTATTTTGTGTGGGCTAAGTCACATGAGGGAAAATGCTACTACATAAATTACCGAGATGGGGTTAAGACATCCGAATACCGTGATTTGAATGAGTTTTCGACATTTATTCGTTATCCAATCGCTGCCGAGATAGTTAAGAAGGTGCGTCTGAAAGGAGAGCAGACGCTTGATACGATAGTTTCCAGTCGAAAGCCGTTTGGTCTTGCTACAAATGTGAAACCGCTCAAAGCAGGAGATATTCAACTGAGATTTAATGGTGGGATAGGCCCATATAAAAGAAGTTTGATTTCTACGGGTATAGAAAATATAGACCGCTATAAAATCATTATTTCATATTTGACGGCAGAACACGCAGGACAGCCCGACAAGAACGGACAATACCGCATTCTCTCGACAATGGAAAAGCAGCCGCCGAAAGTAGTTTGTTCAGAAACGTATCTCGTTGCAGGAGCATTTGACACAGAAGCTGAAGCAGATAACTATATGAGATACCTAAAAACACAATTTGTGCGTTTTTTGATTTCGATTTTGGCGATGACACAGCATATCAGCAAAGGTATGTTTGGTTTTGTTCCTGTTCAGGATTTTTCAAGAGCGTGGACAGATGAAAAACTGTTTTCAAAGTATAAACTAACTTCTGATGAAGTGGCATTTATACAAAGCATTATAAAGGAGATGGCATAATGGCTGGCATAACCCTGCGCACTGCCCGGCAGGTGGTGCCCATGATCTACGCCTATACCACCCCGGAAATTGCCCGGCACAACGGCTGGACGAAGATCGGCTACACCGAGCAATCGGTGGACAAACGCCTGAAACAGCAGACTCACACCGCCGATGTGCTGTTCCACGAGGAGTGGCGGGGCAATGCCGTCTACGATGACGGCAGCGGCGAGGTGTTCACCGACCACGATTTCCACGCCTACCTCCGCAAGCTGAACGTGGAGAACGACCGCAAAAATGAGTGGTTCCATCTGGATGGGCAGCAGTCCCGGCGGTATTTTCAGGATTTCCGCATGAACCGGGGCCGGGTGCAGCTGGATGCCGCCATCGCCTACACCCTGCGGGAAGAACAGGCAAGGGCTGTCCACGACACCAAAATCTATTACCAGAGCCACCCCGGCGGGGAATACCTCTGGAACGCCAAGCCCCGCTTTGGCAAGACTCTTTCCGTCTACGATTTCTGCAAGCAGGTCGATGCACAGACGGTGCTTATCGTTACCAACCGCCCAGCCATTGCCAATAGCTGGTACAGCGACTATGTGCGCTTTCTGGGCAGGGAGTCCGGCTATCTGTTTGTCAGCCATGTGGATGCCCTTGCCGGGCAGCCACATGTGCTGGACGAGCAAGGCTATCTGGATGCCGCCGCGCAGGGCGAGAAACTGTATAAGCGCATTGAGTTCGTCAGCCTGCAGGACATGAAAGGCTCCAAGTATTTCGGCGGCGAGTACGACAAGCTGCGCCACCTGACCGAGCTGAACTGGGATGTGCTGGTCATCGACGAAGCCCACGAGGGCGTGGACACCTACAAGACCGACCTTGCCTTTGACCGCATCCGCCGCAAGTTCACGCTGCACCTGTCCGGCACGCCCTTCAAGGCGCTGGCAAACGACAAGTTTGCCGGAGATGCCATCTTCAACTGGACCTACGCCGACGAGCAGGCCGCCAAGCGGAACTGGCAGGGCACACCGGGGCAGCAGAACCCCTACGCAAACCTCCCCATGCTCAGCCTCTACACCTACCAGATGTCCGAGATCATCCGGGACGAGATCCAGCGGGGCGTGGAGATCGACGGCGAAACGCAGGAATTTGCCTTTGACCTGAACGAGTTCTTCAAGGTGAAGTCGGGCGGCAGCTTTGAGCACGAAGCTGAGGTGGACCGCTTTCTGGATGCCATGACCACCCAGAACAAATTTCCGTTTTCCACCCCGGAACTGCGTGCCGAGTTGAAGCACACCTTCTGGCTGCTGAACCGGGTGGACAGTGCCAGAGCGCTGGCGAAAAAGCTGCAGGCGCACCCGGTATTCCGGGACTATGAGGTGATCCTTGCCGCCGGTGACGGCAAGCTGGACGACACGGACGAGAACCAGAAGAGCTTTGACCGGGTAAAAGCCGCCATCGCCCACCACGAAAAGACCATCACCCTGTCGGTGGGGCAGCTGACCACCGGTGTGACTATCCCGGAGTGGTCGGCGGTGCTGATGCTCTCCAACGTGAAAAGCCCGGCGCTGTATATGCAGGCAGCGTTCCGTGCCCAGAACCCCTGCCTTTTCCACGAAAACGGCACCTTCCGCCGCAAAGAGAACGCCTATGTGTTCGATTTTGACCCTGCACGCACTCTGCTGATCTATGAACGGTTCGCCAACGACCTTTCACAGGACACCGCCAGCGGCAAGGGCGACACCGAGGAGCGCAAGGCGCACATCCAGAATCTGCTCAACTTCTTCCCGGTCATCGGCGAGGACGAGGAAGGGGAGATGATCCCGCTGGATGCGGAGAAAGTCCTCAGCATCCCCCGGAAGATCAAGTCCAAGGAAGTGGTGCGGATGGGCTTCCAGAGCAACTTCCTGTTCCAGAACATTTCCAACGTGTTCAGTGCGCCGCAGGAGGTGCTGGACATTCTGCAAAACTTCCAGCCCATCAGCGAAGCCAAGGCAAAGCCCATCCAGATCACCCCGGAGACCGGCGCAGACCTCTCCCTGAACGACAAGGGCGAGGTAGACCTGGACGAGGGTTATGTCATCGGCAAGGCAGCGGATGTGTTCGGGGAAAAAATTTACGAGAGCACCCCGGCGCTGGACACCGCCCTGCAAGACCTGACCGATGCCCCGGCTCCTGCCAAAGAAGAGCATCTGGAACCCCTGAAAAAGAGCATCACCAAAGAGATCATCACCCCCATGGTGGAGCAGGCAAAGCAGAAGTATGGCCGCGACCTGAAGCTGTCCGACCAGAAGCGGTTCGAGAGCGCCGCCAAGGCAAAAATGGACGTGGCGGTGAACAAGGTGGTGGACAACTACCGCATCGACCAGAGCCAGCTGGAGACCCAGCGCACCCAGCAGCTGCAAAGCTGCACCACTGCCCAGCAGCGCCAGCAGGTGAACCGGGAGTTTGACGCAAAGCAGCAGCAGAGCACCGCCGCCCTGATGGAAAACCTGCAATCCACCATCCAGCAGACGGCGCAGGAAATGCAGCAGACCATCGTGCGCACCGTGGAGACCAACCAGAAGGAGCAGGAGAAAAAGGGCTACGAGGACACCGTCCGTGACCATCTCCGGGGCTTTTCCCGCACCATTCCGTCCTTCCTTATGGCCTACGGCGATGAGACCGTGACACTGGCAAATTTTGACCAAATCATCCCGGACAAGGTCTTTCAGGAGGTCACCAGCATCACGTTGGAACAGTTCCGCTTTTTGCGGGACGGTGGGCCGTACATCAACCAGACTACCGGACAGGAGGAGCACTTTGCAGGCCACCTATTCGACCCGGTGGTGTTTGACGATTCGGTGAAGGAATTCCTAAACCTGAAGGTCAAGCTGGCAGATTACTTTGACGAGAGCCACACCGAGGATATCTTCGATTACATCCCGCCCCAGAAAACCAACCAGATCTTCACCCCCAAATGGGTGGTGAAAAAGATGGTGGACTTGCTGGAACAGGAAAACCCCGGCTGCTTCGATGACCCCGGCAAGACCTTCCTGGACCCCTACATGAAGTCCGGCCTGTACATTACGGAGATCGTCAAGCGCCTTTACCGCAGCGAGAAGATGCGGCAAGCCTTCCCGGACGATAACGCCCGGCTGGAACATATCTTTGCCAAGCAGGTCTATGGGCTTGCCCCGACCGAGATCATCTACCGCATTGCCATCAGTTACATTCTGGGCTTTGCAAAGGGTCACGGCATTACCGCCCACCATATCCGTCAGGCGGATACGCTGGAATTCGCCAAGGCGGGAACAATGGAAAGGGAACTGGATAAGATTTTCAGAGACTGACAAATAGAATACAGCATAAAAAACCAAAGGCGGCTGTCTGCATGGGTGCAGATGACCGCCTTTTTGTGCTATGCCTGTTACAAAAATGAAAGCTGTTGAACGTCCGGCAAATCGTTTTCAGGTGTGGAATGATTGGCTTTTTTCATCATGTTTCCAATGGTTTTTTTGATGGTGGACTTGTTTTCGAGACTTTGCTTACGCATCTTTATATCATCGGTGTTCTTTTGAGTCGAACAGATACTGGATTTCAAGATATGATCGTAGAAGTCCAATGCCATGATATTCGTCCGCTCATTTATATCGATCGTGGACTTTCCAGCATATCGCTGAGCGATATTCCGTGCGGTTTGAAACATTGATGTTTCATAAATTTTAAGTTTGCTTGCGAAATCTTTTCCGTTACACCTCGAATTTAAGCTGTCCTCAAGGGGAATCAAATTCCCAATGATACCATTTTCGGGGGAATTTGTATCATCCAAGATATGCTCGATCGTGAAGGCAGCACACTGCTTACTGGCACATTTGTATCGTTCAAGGACTTCCAAAACAACTTGCACACGTTCCTTGTTTCGGTCATCGTCGTAATACCCAGCGTGATGTGACCACCCTAAATTGGAGAATGCTTTGAGAAAGACTTCTTTGCTGGGAAGTTTATTCTTTAACTCTGAGATAAAGCATTCCAATGCGGAGTCGGAGTAGTGGTTTTCGAGAATACTGGAATTTTTGTAAATCGCATTTGTTATTTTGTTCGAATTTTCTTGTCCAATAATGGTATAGCAGATGAAAAAATCATAGAGAAACAGAAGGGTCTCCTCGTACTTCTCTTGGCTGAGGTGACCGAGTTCATATTGATGAATTAGACTTAAAAGGATAGGACGAATTTGTTCTTGCCGATGCTTTTTGAAAAAAGCATATACTTTAAATTCAACATTCGAACAGTTTGCAGATTCCTCAGATTGAGAAGGAGAAAGAAGGCGGTTGTAGTAGATGGACTTCTGATAAATATCGTCAAGAAGCGGAACAGTTGGAATGCCTTTGTTGGAATCACGAATGAGTTTATAATCGCTGACACCTTCCTGAACAGAGGTTCTATATTTGTGGGTTGCATAATGTTTTACAAAGCGTTCGATGTTGTTACCTAAAAGCGATTCGATCTCCGACCAAGTGGTTTTTGCAGTGTCGACATCTCCATCGGGTCTAATGCCTCTTAGAATAAAGTTCTTTAATAGTTCATGTCCTTCCAATGCTGAGCCGCGAGCGTTTAGAATTTCAAATATCGTGTACGCATCTTCCTCGGAAGATGCGGTAATATCAACGTATAGCAGATTGTCCGTGATGGCGGTTCGTAAATTGAGTAGGACTTGAATTGGGGAAAGAGTAGATTCTTCAATATGTTTATAGATGCTGTTTATGAAAAACACAAAGGCAGCTGCGAGATTCTTGTTGTTTCGAGAAAACTGCTTTACAAGTGCTGCGGTTTCAAAACACTTTGCCATATTTGGAGAAATTGAAAAGAGCCCGGTAATAATTCGCTCCAGTGCAATATATTGCTCAGACTTGATGACCATGGCTTCCTGATTTAAATCGTCACGAGTGAACAAATACTGCTTTGTTCCTCGAAATTCGTCGTCAAATTCATAGCAATGAAGGCAAAAGGCTACACTTGCAAGAAAAATTGTTAGGGAAATAATTCGTTGTTGACCATCTACAATTGTAAAATATGAGATGCCGTTTTTGCGGTCGTTCTCTTTGTAAAGAACGATACTTCCGATGAAGTGGGTTGCTTCTTTTCCGGTAGCAACGAGCAAGACATCATCAAATAACTCTTGCCAGTTTCTTTTGTTCCATACATACTGTCGCTGGTTTCGGGGCGTTCCATAACAACGCTTGGTGAAAAGGTCGTAGACGTGTTTGTCATCTGCTTCAAAACTCAATGAAAGTCACCTCTTTTTCAGTGGATGGATTTGACCATTTGCTAATTAAGTTCATTTTAACCCATAAGAGCCAGAAAATCAACATTAACGCTATGATTTGGAAGTTGCGGTTTACCGATGAAAAAACGGAATGGACTGAAAAGCTAATAATATAGAAAAACCAATACTGACTTCTACATAATCGCAAGCGACAGTATGCTAGTGCAGGCTTCATCTAACGGATGCGGTTTACGGGTTTAGGTGTTCCCAATAAACATTCCGCAAAACGAAATGCCGTTTATATGCTGACGAATTGTTGGCTTACGCTACGGAGACTCCTAGGGGGCTTTCCAAATTTCAAAGCCATTTTGTAAACCAGACCGTCAGCTTTCAACTTTGACTTGAAACTGGCGGTTATTTCATAACCTAGATGATTTTCGAGTTCACAACACCATATCAAACAGGATAGGCTACCTTGTTCTCTATCTTTTTGCCAAAGTTTTCAGCGTGTTTTCTTGCACACTGCCGAAAGTGGCGTGTTTTCAAAACTTTTTGTTGACATGGCTCGATTTTTGTGGTAATCTATCCCAAAAATTTAATATAACATATTTACTTAGAGTTCCAGCTCGGCTCCCGAAGGAGTCGGAGCAAGTTTTTAACTTTCTTATCGCTACATAACGAATTCGAACCAAGGCCATCCCAGAAGGGACGGTCAGGTTCAGGTTGTTGTGTGGCGATTTTTTATTGCAAAATCAGCAACGAACCTTGAAAACAGCATGACCGTCTGCATGGAATACACGGCGATGACCCCGCAAGGGAGAGCCGGAAAACGCCGCCGGAAGGGGGTAGGAAAGCCATGCAGGGAGAACGGCGCACCCAATATCAACTGGTCAAAATGGCCAGTTGATGTGGTGAATGACACAAAGCGTCATTCACCAGAAAAACCTTATGCGTTACGGCTCACCTCATGTGGACAATTTGTCTACATGAGGTAAACTGTCGCAGCCTAATTCAATGTGTTCAAACTGAGCACATTGACTCTGTCCGTGTTACAGCTGACCTCGACTTGACATTTGGTCAAGCCACGGTGAAATCCGGTAAGTGCTGCTTTTCAGTACTTACCAAATGACCGTAACACGGTCGCTCTGTGGTGGGTTACGAAAACCGTAACTCACCACTTGGAAGTGGTAAATGGACAAAATGTCCACTTACCACCCAGCCATAACGCACAGATTTTAGTTGGTGATCATTTTGATCACCAACCAGACAATCGTAACGCTTTATTGTGCAAAAGTGGCTGTTACCATTTTGATAACAGCCACGCTTCCGTAACACTTTGGCAAATAATGTTTTTCATTATCCACCACACACCCGTAGCAGCCAAAGGAGGATGCCTATGACAACAGAACAATGGGAACGCGAAAATCAGGACACTCTGATGGAATATTTCATTGATGGCGACCCCAGTGTGCGCAGAATCCAATGTGAATACTGCCGCAAGGTCATCTACACCCAGACCCGGAACCGAAAATATTGCAGCTTCCAGACTTGCGGTCACAAGATGCTGAATCTGCGGAAAAGCCTTAAAAAGCGCGTTGAGCGAGGAAAGTATACCTGCGCTTGCTGCGGGAAGCAGTTCTTACCAATTCGGGCGGATGCCAGATATTGCAGCAATGCCTGTCGTCAGAAAGACTACCGCCATCGTAAAACAGCCGCACACACTTCTCTTTTAGGAACTTGACAAAGTTTGTCAAGTTCCTTATCGGTGCTGCTTTTATCTAGTAAAGTGGCACTTCCCATTCTGGGAAGTGCCAAAATACCGTAACTCTTAATCGCTCACTCCCAAATCCCCAAAGTGGGAATTTGGGCTGTCATCTGAAATCAGGTTACGCTTTCCGTAACTTGATTTGCAACTCCCGTCGAATCAAGTCCCCACTTTGGGAACTTGATTGTAGCCGTATCAAAATCAAGTTATCAAAATGATAACTTGATTGCATCCGTGGCAGAGCCACCGGAGTTTCCATTTTGATAACTCCGGTTTTATCTGTAACACGTCACTCCCACTCCGTAAAAATCAGTTGGCCAAAATGACCAACTGAAAAAGCCGGACGAGCTGCGGGCAGGGATTCGCAAATCTTTGTCTGTCAGCTTGCCCGGAGTAAGAGTGCAGAGGTGCGGGTCGCCAGTGGCGACCTCAAAAGGCCGCAGGCATTTTGAAGCACCGACCGAGCCGACAGGCGAGACCGCAGCCCTTTGAAGGGAGTCAAGGGGGAACGCCTTGCCCAGTGATATGATGCTGTGCGTCATATCCTACTAGGTATTATCTGGCGCAAAATGGCGGCAGATCCAGCAGCTCCGCTGCTGCGTTCTCCCACGCCAAGCTGTTGAAACGGAGGGATGTCTATCTGAAATTAACACGACACAACGGACGAGCCGGAGCCCACGGCACCTATAACCCAAAACACAATGACCGGAGTTTCAACCTTGCCAACAGTGAGCACATCGACTCGGAACGAGCCAAAGGCAACATCTACTGGGACTGCTTCCACGGTTTCCGCTCGGCCCTCGACCCACAAGACCCGGATGATCTGGCGGCGACCTTCTCGGATGTGGAACGTCAATTCTACGAGACCCACTACACGGCTTTTGTGGAAAGCCAGAACGAGCGTAATGCCAAGATCCGGCACACGGAACGCAACCGCTCCATTCCTGACCTGCTGTCCAGCCGCAAGACCTGCCCGGAAGAGACCATTTATCAGCTGGGAACGCTGGATGAACACGCTTCGGCGGAGGACTTGCTGAGCGTCGTCACAGAGTTCATCGAGAAGTTCAAGGCCAAGTATGGCGACCATGTTCATGTGCTGGACTGGGCACTGCATCTGGACGAAAGCACGCCCCACATCCATGAGCGCCATGTGTTCGACTGCGAGAACAAATACGGCGAGGTGGCACCCCAGCAGGAAAAGGCATTGGAAGCACTGGGCTTTGAGCTGCCCGACCCGGACAAGCCCCTCAGCCGCCGCAACAACCGCAAAATCACCTTCGATGCCGCCGATGGGCGTGGTACCATCTCGTCAGCAAAACCATGCAGCGAGCCAACAAGGACGCTCTGGAAAAGCTCGATCCCAATCAGGTCTACTACACCTTCCCGGACAGGCGTGAGGGCAGCAAATCCTCCCTCATCCTGAAAAAGCCCAAGACCAAAACTGCGGGCAACTGTTCCGGCTCCCGGACAGCTTGCCCATCGCACCGGAGCTGCTGACAAAGTGGTACCGCCTGTGGAGAGCCGAGCACCCGGAGTTTGAGCAGATCGTGTTCCACGGTCTACGGCATTCCAGTGCCACCTACCAGCTCTTGCAGTCGGACGGTGACTTCAAGTCTGTTCAGGGCAACACAGGCCACGCAACGGTTGCTGTCCTGATGGACACCTACGCCCACACACAGGACAAGCCCCGGCTGGAGCTGACCGAGAAGATTGAAGCCA